CCATTTGTGATATTCCGTACTGCTGAAAGGGAGGATTAGATAATGGCATTCGCACCTATTTTTGCACGCTATATCAAGTCGGGCGCATTTATCCCGCACAATAATGGACGGTACGGTACTGTCGATTCCGTTTGGTTCAATTCGGAAGAAAGCCGGGTGTGCGGCTGGATTCGCTTTACCGGCATTCCCGGCACTAGGTTTTTCAGCTATGCGCCCGATATGCTCATTCCGGTTTTTCGTTGAGTAACCCCATTCCCCCGACGGGTGTCCATTCCCTGTCGGGGGTTTGGCGTGCCTGGGAGCCATTCTGGGAGCTTCTAGCGCTCTATCGTGCTGCACCATGCGGGGGCATTCGTTCGACGCTGTAGGGGTCATGTAGCGCCTGCTGTGTCGTGCCGCTGTTCCTGGCACCATGCCGCTGGAGCCGCTGTGTGCCGTTCTAAGCGGTTGAGCATCCCGATGGACTGGTTATACCTAGGGGCATGGTTTCGCCCGCCTACGGGCCTTACAGCGCCGGAGGGGGGCACATGCCGCCCGTAGGGTGTCTCGCAGCGCTTGGGGGTCGCCCACACTTTTGCACGGTGCCCTAGGGGTCGCTGCAATCTACTGCCGCCCGCCCCGGTATCGGCCCCTCAGATACCCCCTCACCCACTGGACACGCAGCCCCAGATGAGCCGCCTTGCGTCAGATTCGGAGCCCCCGTCAGATCGGCCCACGTGCTTCAGATCCGATGCCTTCAGATGGGTCCGTCAGATGCGAGTCCTGAGACTAGATCCGAGCCTTAGATCCTGAACGTTTGCTGGATGCGACGTTCTGCCTCGCGTAAGCGCACAGTCTATATTTGAGTGCTTATATCCAACGCTATACTACATGATATACATTACTATATATGTTTTGTGTTAAGAGACTGTTTTGAACTTTGACCCTATAGCCGACCGGAATCACCAACCCTCGAACGTCTATTTGCCAATAACCGACCGTAGATACCCACCCTCCGAACGGTAACGTCAGATAGAGCCTATCACTACAGTAGCGCAAGGATATACATCCCCCTATGTTATATAACCCCACCGGATATATATTGATTTCGAGCCCTGCTGATAGGTTCACTCTGGGAAGATGCTGTGAAGCCAACCGCAACCCCGCACATCCGTATGGTAACGTGTAGACTGACACCGACGAGCAGCACCCCCAGACAACCCCCGGAAGGAGCCCACATGCCGCGCTCACCCATCGAGGACGACCCTCGCTACATCGACCTCCACCGCCATGTGCATGATGTGGAGCAGACGACAGCTAAGGAAATTGACGACCTGAAAAACCGGCTCAAAATGCTGGAGGGGAAAATGTCATTCGAAAAATCCCTTGCCATAATTCAGGCTGCAAAATCCGGCCTTAGCATTTACGCCATTGCAAAAGCCGTCGGCATAAAATCCAGTACAAAGAAGGCGACACTGATTAGTGACTGCCAGAACGTTATTAGTGAATACTACGGAAAGGACAAATAACAATGGTGCGACCCAGGGTTAAGGACAGCGAGCTGTTTATCGAATTGCAGGCGCGCATGGAGCCGCTAAAGGGGCTTGTGGACCAGGCAAAACTTGAGGCTGAGTTTATCGTGAAGCGGGCCAAGGAAAAGGTTGAGCAGGAGGAGCTGGCGATTATTCGGTCGGGCAAAATGCGCGGCTTGTCGAATTACGGCGTTTCGCTTTTGACGGGCGTTACTAGGAGTGACCTGCTTGTGGCGCTGGTGGATCGCGCAATGGCTCAGGGCGGTTTGAGCATGGCCGACCTGGAGCCGAAGATCGAACTGCTCGAAGTGGACGGCTTTGCAGTGGAGCCCCTTGCACCGAAGGCTGAGCGCACCGGCTTTACGGCACCTGACGGGACGCGGTACACGTTTGAGCGGGATGCTGAGGGTCGGATCATCTATCGCGATGTTGACGGTGTGGAGCTGCCTGACGATGTGCGCATGGAGCGGCTGACGTTCCACATCGAGCAGTACGCGAGCGAGAAGGCACTGTAGCGCCGCACAAAAGGTGAGGGGAATTTTTCTTTGGCGTAGGGCTTGACAAGTGCAATGCGGGTGCGTATTGTTGTTCTTGTCAGCAGGTAGTAACGAGTGAAGGAGGAAGCGCATATGAGTGACCAGAAGATTTTTCGGCTTTACACGAATGGCGTTACCGGGGAGGCGGAACTGCTTTTTGAGGAGGAGTCGTGAGCACTGACACCCCTATCCATGACACCCTGGCTGGTGTGACCGAGCTGGCGATGCTGGAAGAGCTGTTTGAGCATGAGGCGGGGTGCGAAAGCGCTCATAGCCACTCCACCTGCTCGACAGTGGTGGTTGCTCGCGTACACCGCTTAGGCGACGGGGCTAAATATTTGACTTGCCAGAACGGGGTCAATGTGAACATGAAGTTCATTGCCCTGGGGCACCAGTGTAGGTGCTGCGGTGAGTATTGCGCCGACTGCTGGCGGATCATCCCCATTTGAGGATTGCAATGCGCCCTGGTATGGGGTAGAGTTTGAGTACATCGAGTGAAGGGAGGCCAGTAATGGCTTACGAGTCGGAAAAGCACAAGGAGCGTATTACTGCGCGCTACAACCGTGACGGCGAGCGCTACCAAGTGAAGTATCGTTTCCCGAACGGCTACGGCGCGTCTGTGGTGCGTGGCAAGTACACCTATGGCGGCGATGAGGGCTTCTATAAGCTGGCCGTGCTGGATGAGGGCGATGATATTGCGTATGACACGCCGATTACGAGTGATGTTCTGGGGTGGCTGGATGAGGCGGCGGTGGATGATGCGCTGGCTCAGATTGCTGCCCTGAACCCACAGGCGATTGCCATGCACAGGATTGCGCTTTCCGCGCAGAAGGCGCATGAGATATTGGCGCAGGCTGCTGCCGAGTTTGAGCAGGCGCAACGGCAACTTTTGGAGGCGCTGGATGCCTCGAAAAGTGTGAAGGGAGACAAGCAATGACTGACAACTACACCCCGAAGGTGGGGGATAAGGTGCGCGCAACGCTGGGCGAGAATGTGCTGGTGGGTGAGGTCGACCACACCAACCACACCAACCACGGCGGGGAGTTTCGTATCGTCGTTAATGGGTGGGCGACTGTATGGTTCAACCGATCCTGGCACTTCGAGCAGGTGGTGGACGTGCCGACTAAGCCGTTTGCGGTGGTGGCTATTGACACGAACCGTGCTTTCTTTGTGCGAACGGGCACTGACGACTGGATGAACACATATAACGGCTCGTCCGCTTCAGATTCGACCATTAGGGGTTTGATCCGCGACGAGGGTTACCGGGTTGTGTTCGAGGGTGTCGAGCTGTGAGCGGGTACGAGAGGTCCACGTTCTTCTGGATCGTTGGCGGCGGCCTGATCCTGCTTGGTGCGGGGCTGTGGATCGGCGGGGATAGTGATTCGGGGCGGAATGTGATTACTTCTGGCGTTGTTTGGGTTGCGCTTGCGGTTGGCGTTCACATTGGGGCTGCGGGTGGGCGCTTCGACCGAGACTGATTTCTCAACCGACCTGCGGGTGTGGTTCGAGATGGACGCACAATGCCAGTCCCGAACGTGCGCGGACGGTGACAATCCTTACGGGTGCAGCGTGAAGGCGGAGTATGCGGTTGACCTGCCGTGCGCGGGGCTGAGTGTTCTGTGGTGTGAGAACCGGCTTAGCGTCCACATGGAGGACTTGTACGACCATGAGTGCGCGTACTGCGGCGTGATTTTGAGTTACAAGCATTGGCATATCCGGCCCTTGTGATGTAGGGTTGGATTGCAAACGAAGGGAGATTGCTATGCGAGAGAAGAAGTGGGATGCGCAAGATTGGACGGACGTGATGCTGGGGAGCGTTTTCCCGATTGTTTTTCTGGGGCTGATGATTGCCCTGATTGTTGACGTTGCGAACGGATAGGAGCGTACATGACGAAGGTTGAGAAGCAGGTACTTGCCGCTCGGGTTGCGGATGAGTATAAGGATTTCGTGGTGCGGCGTGAGCAGATCAAGGCCGACATGGAGCGTGAGCTGATGCAGCGGATTAAGGCGGAGCGCGCCCCGCTGAATGGTGCGATCCGTGACCTGCTGGATGCTGGTGGCACCCGGTACATGGTGTCGAAGGCGGTTGGTAACACGAATTGGCATTTCATTACGGCGCTGGTGGATGAGGCGCTTAACAGTGAGGAGGTTGCGGCGTGAGTAGCGAAGATAAGAAGGTGACACTCAAGAAGGTTCCGACCGACTGGTTCGAGGGCAATCGATACGACGTGTTCGTTGACGACTGGCGAATCGGCTATGTGCAGTCGGACATGGCGCGGAACGACCCGACTGGCCGAAAAAGAGGCCCCTCTACCGGGCCGAGCCATCACACGTTCTGGGGCGTTTACGCCGAAGACGGCACCTACCTTGACCGCGACTATCAGCGGCAGTGGGCGGTCGAGAAGCTTGTCGAGATTCAAACGAAGGGTTTGGCGTGAGTAGCGAAGCAGCAAAGAAGGCATACCCAGATTCGCACGACCGGACCACGCAGACCTTGTCAATGGTTGCGCGTCAGGCGTTTGATCGTGGTGCGGTGGAAGCGCTCAGGCAGGTGGGGGACGACCTCGACGCTTTGGGCCTTTACGAAGCCGCCAATGTGGTTCTCCGCATGGAGCAGAAGTGGGTGGTGGGGCAATGAGTACACGAGACGAAGCAATGAACTGGGCCGTGGGTTACTTCGGTGACCCGGATGAAAAGGCGGAGGACTACGCAGAGTTTGCGGATGCGCTTATCGCTGAGGGTTGGCGGAAGATGCCGAGCGCCGAGGCAATCGTGAAGGAGCTTTCGGTTCAGCATTTCAGCGGGCAGGAGTGCGGCACGAATGGGGTGACAGCCTGCTCCCACTGCTACGGCCCGTCTCCAATGACTTCACGCGAGATCGCAAACGCAATTCTGGCGTTGATGGATGGGGGTTCGGCATGAGCAACGAAGAACTGATCGCAGAAGCGCGCGCAATCGCATACCTCTCGCCGGATGAGGAGGAAGTTGCTGAGATGTTCGACCGTCTGGCGGATGCTCTTGAGGCGACTGAGCGGAAGCCCGTCATCGACCGCGAAGCGCTGGCGAAGGCACTGTTCGAGACTTACGACCACGGAACGTCTCCCAACGCATTCCGCGAGGCCGACCATCTCATGCAGGTGTTGGGCATCGAGGACAAGCGTGCAGTGCAGGCGGAAGCGCTGGAAGCGGCGGCGGCGCATGGGAACCAGATGCACGCCGAACAGGGCGGGATCGGTGAAGCACGCATCCGCGCCGATTGGCTCCGCGCTCGTGCCGCTGAGATTCGGGAGGGACGAGCATGAACGACAGCGACAAGGCGCACACGACGTACCAGATTCGTCTTTGGCTACGAGACGACCAGCAGGCCGACTTCATGGCATGGCTTGCTGAGCATGACCGGCAGGTGAAAGCCGAAGCATGGGCGGAAGGCTTCATGGACTGCGCGAACTGGTGGGAAATCCATCACGCGAACCACGTAGTAGACGAGAAGAACCCCTACCTGAATGGAGACAACAACTAATGGCAACGACAACCGACGACCCGCGCCCCGAGACGATCACCGTCGAGCAGATCGCAACCGACCTGACCCTTTCGAATGAGGAAGGCAGTAGTTGGTTTGGTTACGGCTACGACGAGGAGGCCGGAGTGCTCCTCTGCGAGCTCTACAGCGAGAACGGCCAGATCATCAAGACCTTCGCGGCAACCATCACTTTTGAGGAGATCAACTAATGGCCTTGGTATCGCTGAAGCAGGTTGAGGTGGCTCGCGTGAACTCGCGCGGTCATGGTGTGCAGGTCGTGGAGAAGTGGGAGTCGAAGGGGAAGACGGGTCAGACACGGTTCACGGTCTGGTTCGACTCCGAGCACGGGCTTAGCGTGGGCGACAAGATCGACGTGTCCGGGTTCCTTAGCGCGAAGGTTGGGGAGCCGTGGACTGACCGTGAAGGCCAGCAGCGCACGTCCGTGGAACTGAGTGTGAACAGCCCGCGTATCGGCGCTCAGGGGGCCGCACAGGGCCAGCCGCAGCCGGTACGGGCCGACACATGGAACACGCCCGGCAACTTCGACGCAGACGTTCCGTTCTGATGGGCAACCCAAGTTCACCGATTTCCGGGAAGGATGCAGGGCATGGATAACGAGCGCCTGCGGGCAGAAATCGCGTGGCTGCTCTGGTGCGCCACCCAGGGCTACATCAAGGCGGAAGATCGCCAGGAGCTCGACAACTGGTTCCTGTCCGGCTCGGTGGCGACCGATCACCCCGACGACGACCGCGAGGAAGCCTACCTTGCGGCTGAGAACATCATTGCCGACTGGATTTACCGCATCGACCTGCTGCACCTGGAAACGGACCTGAGTGCCGTCGAGGTACTGAGGAAGATTCAGGACGAGTTGGGCGAAATCAAGGCTTGACATGCTGACCGGCTATCGCTAGGCTGGTATTACAAACCGAGTGGAAGGGAGCCACACATGATCAGCTACGGAAAGACCAAAAGCGAGGCGGTCAGGGCGTACAGGGAGGGACTTCCGAGCCTCCTGCCGGACGGAAACCGCTGGCGGCGCATCGTGGAACTTCACCGTTGGGGCTACCACGGCACTGTCCCCGCCACGGGTTGCCCGATTTGCGAGCTGGGATAGGAGCCGCACATGATCGACGTAACATTCGGCAGTATCGCGAACCGGCCTGAGTTCGCCGCGCTGCGTGAGTACATGGAGGCTAAGTACGGCAAGCCGGAGGCGGGTGACGACAATGAGTGACTTCACTGATCTGATGAGCGGCTATTCAGTTCGGGAAGGCCGAGTTTTCGATCATCGCGGCGACGAGGTTTTTGTTCCGACCTCTGTCTACAACCTGCTCGTTCGCTATGGGATGGCGTTGGCGCAAGCCGGAGGCCACCGATGACTGACACCATGCCCCCGCCCATTGACCCGACCACTTGCGGCCCTGGCACCGTCCCTGGCTGGCTGAATGAGGATGGCCTGCCGACTTCATGCGTGGGTGATCTTCCGATGGTGGAGCCGAGCCCGCTGCCAACGTTCACCCCTGGTCCCGCTCCCGTTGAGCCGCAACCCCCCGTGGTTGATGAGCCGGTGGTCAACCCTGAGCCGTTGCCCGAGCCGCTGCCACTGGACCCACTGCCCACCGAGGGCCAAGTGCTTCACCCTGCCGTGACGGTTGAGGCTCCGATGCTAGCTGAGACTGGCCCGACTCAGGACATTTTCGTGCTGGTGGCTATTGCAATCGCCTGCCTGGGTGTGGGATGGTTGACGTGGGCGAGCAACGCTCGTGACAAGTACAAGGATTAAGGAGGGGCCATGCATGTGCCCCGGTGTTGCGTTTGCGGTCGCTTTACGACACACTATATGGAGCGGTATTGGAGTACTCCTGGTTGTCCGTGGATGGGCCAGGATGATCGTTGGTACTGCATCGAACACGATAAGGAGGCTTCACATGACTGACTACTTCAAGTGCGCTGACTGCGGTGAGCGCTTCGACTCGACCGAGGAAGCTTTCGATGAGTCCGGCCTGCTGGGTGTGTGCATGGAGTGCGACATTGAGCGTCGTGATGCTGATGCTGCACGGTGGGGTGCGTTCTTCGCTGACCGGCGCAATCAGGTTACCCGCGACGTGGATGTTGACGGCGACCTGGCTTACGATAGGGATGATTACAAGCGTCCCGAATGGCTGGATCGCGTGCTGGAGGTGGTGCGCTGATGAGTTACCGCCTTGCCCTGGCCGATCTTGAGCTGGCGTTGTCGATGCTGGATTCGGCCAACCTGAACAACCAGATTGATTATGCGGTGTACGCAGAGGTGCATGACGTTATTTCTCTGGCAATGGGCTATATTGAGGCTGACATGGATGCGGTGCGCTGATGGGTGAGTACACGCCGACTATTGCAGAAATCAGGGACGCCTTTTGCGGGTCTATTAAACTCGCAAGCAAGTCGCCCGCCGAAAATTTTCATATTGGTGCAAGGCTGTTCGACCGTTGGCTGAATGCTGAGCGTGCGCGGATTTGGGAGCAGTGCGCACAAGAGGGATGGGAGGCCGAACTCTACGGCCACAAGAGGCGCGATAAGCTTATGGCGCGCAACCCCTACGAGGCCGATGCCTGACGCGCCCCTCACCCCCCACGACTGGCAGGAGAGTGACCTGCAAGACCTGCTGTTCTGGGACTTGACCGGACTTGTCGCTATCGAAACGGGTGGCGGTAAAAGCCTGCTGGCGGTGGAGGCTGCGCACCGCGCTGGGATTGCAACTCAGGGTGCCGTGATGGTGATTGCGCCGAAGAGTACGTTCAGTGATGCGTGGGTGCGGACGGTGAAGCGCCAGACGGGTGCCGACATGCGGATCATCGACTCCACCAAGGCGGGCGTGTTTGCGGATGCTGACCTCCGGGCGAACAAGCCTGGCTGGTACCTGATTAACCATGAGCTGTTCACGCGCCGCGAGTGGCAGAACGTGAAGCCGGAACTGTGCATCCTCGATGAGGCCCACAAGCTCGGCAGCCACGACTCGAAGGGTGGCAAGAAGCTCCGCAACTTTCACGCCAAGCGGCGCATTGCGATGAGCGCCACCCCGTATCGCAACAAGTTCGAGAATATGTGGAATCTCATGCGGTGGCTGTACCCGGAGCGCAACGGCGTGGGGGACATTGCGGACAAGTCACGTCGCCGCTGGATCAGCTACTACTGTCAGACCAAGCCGGACTTTTTTGCGGGCGAAGTTGTCGTGGGCGAGAAGGTGCCGGGTAAGTTGGTGTCGCTGGTGGATTGCTACATTTACCACGCCAAGCGCCAGCCGTGCTGCGAGTTCCACCCCGAGGGGTTTCTCAAGACGGAGGAGCCGACGCTGGAGATTCGCACGGTGAAGTTCACGCCCGGAATGCGCAAGGCTTACGCTCAGCTCGAACGGGACTATGTGACCTTCCTGGAGGACAACCCGCTCATCGTGGAACTGCCCATTGTGCTGAGGGCGCGCCTGCGTCAGTTCGCGTTGGGCATGGTTTCACTGGACGAGGACGGCGAAGTGTTCTATGCGGATGATTGTGAGTCTCCGAAGTTCGATGAACTGCTGACCGTGCTGGATGAGCTGGATGGTGAGCCGGTGCTGGTTCTGACCCACAGCAAGAAGTTCGCTTCGGTTGCGGCTAGGCGCTTGCAGGCGAAGGGTATCAACGCGGTGGAGTGGAGCGGGGATACGTCCATGAAGGATCGTGCGCAGATCGAGCGTGATTTTGAGGCGGGTACAGTGCGGGTCATTGTCGGCGTGATTGCTGCGATGGGTACGGGCGTGAGTAGCCTTGCGCGGGTGTGTTCGACGTGTGTGTGGCTGAGCCGTTCGGATGATCCGACTGATAATGAGCAGGCGCTTGGCAGGCTTGACCGGCTGGATTCGATTGGGCGGGTGGCGAACATTGAGATTCAGATGGAGGGCACTCACGATCAGGGTGTGTTCTCGAAGGACTTGGCGAAGGCGTTGGAGCGCAACGCATCCATGAAGAAAGCTGCTTGACGTGTCCCGCTCATGGGGCGTAGTATTGCAATACCGAACAGGAAGGGGTAACTATGTGGTCTGCAACATCACTGGCTGACTCGTATGGCAATGACATGCCCGCGTGGTGGTATCAGCAGTTGGCTGAGGAGCGCCAGGCGTTCGAGCTGGAATGTCAGGACATGGGCACGTACTGGACTGAGATCGCCCAGAAGCTCGTCACCGTCGAGGAGGTGTATTGGGAGTCGCCTACGGACTTTAAGGTTGCGGTGATGTTCAACGGGTTCGTGTCGTACTTCCATTCGCTGTCGGATGCCGAGGACTGGCTGGAGGGGTGGACAGCATGAGCAAGATACTTGAAGAGTTCAGAATGGGGTGGGCGCATGACCCAATTTACGGCGCGAGGAACTGGTTGCAGAGTTTTGATGACCCTAATTGGGGGGTAGAGTCGATTCGCTCCGCTGGTCCAGATGAGATTGAGCGGGCTCGTAAGGTTCTGATTCGCCTCGCCGCAATGGATGAAATAGTTGGTCCATCATGACCCGCTGCAACGCTTACGACCTTGAGGGTTTCCGGTGCAAGTATGACGAGCATGAGGGTGTCCACAAGTCTTTCGACGGCACTTCTCACTGGTTGTTCGGTACGGCGTTTGCGCCTCTGACGGCGGAGGAGCGGATGCGGTACCCCAATCCCGTGCGGGATGCTGAGTATGACCCTGAATCACCGATTTCAGAGACGGATACGCCATGACCACTCACCTGTTCGAGGGCTACGTGGACGACTCGCACATTGTGCTGAGGAGCCACATCACCACCTGCTGCAAGACGCACGCGCTCGGCCTGCCGAAGGGCGACCAAGGCTCGGTGCACAGCACGGACTGCGACTGCCCCGACTTCGAACCGGACGGTTCCGGGTCATGACCGCCTACCCGCTGTGGGTCATCACCTGCTCAGTCGACGGGGTACCGATCGACTGGGCCGAGCACGGCGAGACGATGGGGAACGCCCGCAGGAACGCGCGTGAGGCGGGCTGGATGACAGGGCGGGGAACGCGCGGACCCGACTACTGCCCCGAGCATCGACCCGACCGCACTTCGCCGATTTCACAGACGGGAGAGTCCCCGTGACTGACCAGTGCCTAGCGCCAGGAGGCTTCGAGGGAGGGCTATGCCGCCGCCCGGATGGGCATGAGGGCAAGCATGCCCACAGAACGGGGTGGGGCGAGGTGTGGTGGCCCCGCGAACAGGAACCACCGATTTCAGAGACAGAGGAGGCGCGTCGTGGCTAGGTGCGGAAGATGCGGAGGGCTCATCTGGGAGCAGCCAGTTCTGCACAACGGCTGGCACCTGCACCCCGAGTGCGCAGAGTTCATCAAGCCCAAATCGGACGGTTCCGGGTCATGACAGCGCCGATCGTGTACTCCGACACCAGACGGTCCTATGAGCCGAGGCGGGTCGATGACCGCGCGCCCTACCTGAGCGACGCAGACCTGCGGGTGCGGAAGGGCTGGCCGCGTGTCACGGGTGAGCTCTGGGAGCGCGTGCGCACTTCGCCCATTTCCGGGCCCACCGATGGCTGACCCGATCCATTTCCCCGACTTGCAGTATGAGGTGCCGGTGGTGTTGACGGCAGAGCAGTGGGCGATTATTGTTGGGGTGTTGGCGAATGCGGGGCTCACGAATATGTGGCACGCGGTTGCTAATCAGGTTGTTGAGTGGACGAAGGAGGTCGAAGATTGAGTGCAGATTTCGTGGAGCGCTACTTGGAGTGGCGGGATCAGAACGACGGCAAGCCTAGGGATGTGAGCCCGAAGGCGTTTGCGCTGGAGGAGGCGCTGGCGGTACTGGATCGCAACTATGAGGATATTGTTATTGACGGGTTCGGTGTCGATATTGTAGGTGATCTGGTTGACGCATACCGGGAGATGCATGCAGACGGTTGAGCCACCACCCCTGACGTGCATCCACGGGCATGTGATGGATGAGCGTAATGCCCTTTGGAAGCAGGATGCTCGCCGCGAGAAGGGCGGGTATTGGTTGTGCCGAACGTGCCGTCGTGAGTCGAACAAGTTGTCTGCCCGTCGTAAGCGTGCCGGTGAACCGCCGAGGCGCGCGAAGAACCTTCCCAGGTTTTCTCGGAAGTATCGTGGCGCGCGGCAGTTGACGGTTGCTGCGGCGGAGGCGGTTCACTTCCACGGCATGAGCATTGATGAGGCCATTTCGGTATACGCACCCCACATCGCCACGGAAAGGCTGCGGTATACTGAGCGTTCACCCGACTTCCGAGCCGAGCAGCGTGCTAAGCAGGAGAAGCGGGCCGCTCAGGATATCTTGGAGGCCGTTGAGCGTATGGCGAAGGACGAGTCGAAGAAGCCGTGGAAGTACCTCCAGGTGAAGCCGCAGGCGGAGAAGGCGTGGGATCGGTTCAGCGCCGCTTTGGAGGAGGCTCGTAATACGGGTGAGGGTCTGCCGAACTGTGAGGACAACCCCGGCCCGTACATGGACTACGATGACGACAACCCGCCGACACCGGAACAGGCTTATGAGCTGTGCTACGAGTGCCCCCTGCTGGAGTTGTGCGCCGCCTACGCCGAGCAGGAGCGACCGGCATGGGGAGTGTGGGCCGAGACGGTCTGGCTGGCGGGCGAACCGCAGGGTTGACAAGCGACACCATGTAGTGCAGGATTGCAAGTAACAAGGAAGGGAGGCAACATGGAGATTCAGACCATTACCGTTGAAGAGATGAACATTAACGGTATTGTCGAGCGTCAGGTGATCGCTGTTGACATTGACGACTTTACGACTGGTGAACTCAAGTTGGAGGATCGCCGCACCGTGTACATCCACCCGTGGGATCGCAAGTGGAATGGCAGCGAGAAGCGCGACCGGAGTGTGTACGTCCAGATTTCGGGCGGCGAGGCTTACGAGAACGCAATTATCGACCGTGACGAGTTCGTGGAGGGGCTGCTTGCAGTGTTCCCCGAACTGACTAGGAAGGAGCAGTAATGGCGCTTAACCGAGCGGAGATTCAGGCCATTGCCAAGGAGTTGCTAACCCTTCACAACGACTCCTACGAGTACAGCCTTGTCTACGAGCATGACGACGCTGAAGACTGGAGCGACGATGAGAAGCGTGCAATCCTCGATGCAATGTATGAAGCTACGATTACGATAAGTTTTGACGGGAAGGAGCAGTAAAACATGACCGAGGCAAAGACCACGACGCGCGCTACCAAGCAAGAGCCGCTGAGCATTTTCCAGATCATCCCCAAGGTGCGGGAGGAGGTGGGCGTTATTCGCAAGGATCAGCAGGCGACGGGTGGTGCTCGCTATTCGTACCGTGGCACCGACAGCATCATTAACGCCTTGGCCCCTGTGCTGAACAGGTATGGCGTGTTCACTACCGTTGAGGACTTCGACTACGTTCACGAGGTCACAGAGACTGCATCCAAGAGGGTGCTGACCACGGTGACGCTTCGCAAGCGGGTGCGTTTCTATGGCCCGCAGGGTGATTTCGTGGAGTCAGTGGTGGCGGGTGAGAACTCTGACTACTCCGACAAGGCCACGGGTGGTGCGTCCACTTACGCTTACCGTTACGCGCTGGTGCAGACGTTCGTGCTTCCCACCGATGAGGACGACCCGGACGCGAAGTACGTGGAGAAGGAGCCTGCTGCGCGCCCCGCTGAGGCTGTCGCTACCCCGTCGCAGTCGGACGAGCTGAAGGCGATCCAGGCCGACCTCAAGGCCAAGTCGCAGGCTGTCACGGGTGACCTCAAGGGTTCCGCGTATCTCGGCAAGATCATTGAGGACAACCAGGAGAAGTTCGTGTCCGCACAGGGCGAGCCACTGGGCTTTGCGCAGGTGTGGAAGGATGCGACGGGCCTGAAGGTTCTCGCGGGGCTGGTTAAGTGATGTTCGCAGAAGCCGCCCCCAATCAGATTGTCGTAAAGACCCCCGTGGGCCAGCGTAAGTTTGTTTACTCGGAACTTACGGATGCAACCGTTACGGACTCGGGTGCGCTTAGGCTCAAATCTGGGCGGAAGCAGATTATTTTTGCACCGGGCAACTGGAACGAAGTTCACCTTGACGCGGGTGCCGAGTGATCCGCCACCACACGGGCACGGTGTTCTGGGATCGCACGAATGGTCCCGTCCCCTACATCGGTGTGCAGCGTAGCCCGGAGGCGCGCCTGTACCGTGAGGATGGGTTCTGGGAGTTGGTGCTGGGCTGGTTCTATGTTGGGGTGATTAAGTGAACATCCCAACGGCAGTGCTAGTCTGTATCGCCGTGATACTTCTCGTGATTGCATTCGGTTAGGAAATTATATGAGTCGTCGGCCACCGCTTTCCCGCTACTGGAACGATGCAGAAGCCCAAGGGCGCGGATACTGGCGACCCTCCACGGGTGAGCGTGTTCCGGGTGTTACGTCCATAACGGGCCTTGTCGATAAGGACTTGGCGCAGTGGGGGAGTGACATGGCGGTTAAGTGGATGGTCGATAACTGGTACACCTTCGACCCCGGACGGCGCTCCGACGACAAAGCGTTCAACGGTGCACGGTACAGGTGGCGTGAATTCCGCAACGAGCGAGGCAGTGTCGGCACGGGTGTCCACAACTACATCGAGGATGTGATTCTGGGCGCTGGGCCGTTCATTGACGACCTGGATGCGGAGCAGCAGAAGATCGTCTACCAGTGGGAGGACATGTGCTTCACGACCGGTATGGACTTCTTCGGCACCGAGCGGCAAGTGTGGGGCGGCGACTATGCGGGAACGCTGGATGCTTACGCTAAGCTGGGCAGCAAGCGCGTGCTGGTGGACTGGAAAACGAGCAAGTCGGTTCACTGGGAGTACTACATGCAGTTGGCCGCGCTCCTCAACGCCGACTTCCAGTTCGAGCAGGTGGACGCTCCGGGTGATAGCATCGAGCAGTCGCGTGCATACCCCGCCGAGCTGAAGAACGAGGACGGCATCACGGAAACTACGTGGTGGGTTGAGGAGCCGCTACCGGAGTTGGATGGTGCTATTATCGTTCATCTGACGGCTGATAACTGGGCCATCCACGAACTTGACAATGAGGAACTTCATCTGGCAAGATTCAAGGCATACAAGGCAGCATGGTGGGCCGAGAAGAAACTCAAGGATGTGCTGAGTTTGCAGGGCAAGAAGTTGGATCGTCCGGTATCGTGGACTGATCCCAAGAGAAAATAGGAGGACACAATGACCAACGAGAACAACTACATCGGCGTGAGCGCCACAATCGTCGGCTACGCGGCATCGGACGCCCGGAACCCTGCTTACGACAAGGAGGGCACCAAGGGCATTCTTGAGGTTGCCATTCCGATCAACGAGGGTTACAAGAAGGACGGCGAGTTCGTCCAGACCGGCACCACCTGGTACACGCTGGTTGCTGGCGGTGACGCTGCGGCTGACCTGAAGCGCATCCGTAAGGGTGACAAAGTTCGCGTGGACGATGCCAAGCAGGAGGTGCGTGAGTACCAGAACAAGGACGGCCAGACCGAGAAGGCCATCACGCTGCGCTTCGGCAAGGTCACCGTGCTGGAGTCCAAGGCTGACGAGGAGTTCTAATGCCGTGGATTTCCCGCGATGATCTTCGAAATCTGGAGCACTCGGTTGAGGTGAACAAGCGTCACGCCGATCAGCGACTTGAGGACGCTCGCATCGCCCGGTCTGAGGTGAATGATCTGGTGAAGATTATTGAGTCCCTAGGCCAGGTCATGCCGCAGGTGTCTGAACTGGTTAAGGTCGAGATTTTCGACTCCAACTTCAGCGGTGACATTTACTATGACCTTGACCGCACGGGGTTGGACGACCTGCTGGCAAGCCGGGAGCGCAAGCGCCAGGACGAGTTTGCGGCAAAGTTCGAGAAGAAGTAAAGACTTGCCCGCCCCCGCATGAATGCGCCGGGTATGTGTAACGGGAAGCCCATCCCGGCAAGAAAAACGGGCACCCACCAACTCCACCCGAAGTTGTTGGTGGGTTACGGGGCGTAAATAGTTTCGACGGTCACGAAAGCCGCACGACGGAACGTGATCGGAGCCGAGTGCAAATCTCGGACGCTCCACCTAGCCGACGCAATGGCTCGAATCGTCTAGCGCGGTTCGCGGGGAAGCCCATCCTTGAGAGTCAAACGGGCACTACCCACCTTAGCCCAATGGCAGAGGCGACGCACTCAAAATGCGTACAGTGCATGTTCGAGTCATGCAGGTGGGACCATGTAAACTTTCAAGTCTATAGCCGCGCAGTGAAGGGGGCATCATCAACAATCCGACCGACTTCCTCACGGCAGTGTTGGGCCAGATCAACACCGGCTACCTGTGCGTCGCCAAAGCCAAGAAAACAGCCCCCGAAGTGCTCACCCTCACTGGGCAGCGGTTCTTCGACCTGGGCACTGACGAGGACGACATTCGCGCGTACTTCCACAAGTATCGCGGCCAGGATGTGTACTTCTCCCCCATCGCCTACTCCACCGACACGCGCACTTCCGCCGACGAGCAGGCACTCACCCAGACCGTGTACGCGGATGCTGACGTGTTCCCCCACGGCGACTTCCGCATCGCACCGAGCATCGTGGTCGAGACTTCCCCGAACCGCACCCACACGTACTGGTTGCTGGATCGCCCGTACCGTCAGACTGAGGTGGCCCGCGTTGCCACGAAGATCGCCAAAGCACACAGCCTCGACCACTCTTCCGGTATTGCGACGAAGATGCTGCGGGTGCCGTTCACGAAGAACACAAAGTATGCAACCCCATATGATGTGACGATTATTCACGACACGGCGGACACGTACACGCTGGAGGAAATCGACCAAGCCTACTCGGATGTGGAACTGTCCCCCATCCACCGCAACGCCGACATTGACATTCCGCCGCACCTGCCGGAACTGTTCGACGTACTGGCGAAGGTGCCCGCGAACGCCCGCATCGAAGAACTCATGCTCTGGGACAAGATGAGCGCCCCCGACCCAAACAAGCGGAGCGAGCGCCGGTTCGAGCTGATCCGCCTGCTACTGGAGGCTGGCCTCACCCCGGAGGAAGCGCTGGTCGTCGTCTGGTCGTGCCCCGTGTCCGACCATTACCGCGAGCAGAACCGTCCGATTGAGCACTTGTGGCAGTTCGACATTATGGCTGCGGTGGCGAAGGAGAACACGCCGCGCGAGTTGGAGCCGTCGCCCATTGCCGGTGAGGTCGATGCTGACTTCATTGACGCGGACGAGTTGGAGCAGGTGCTTGCGAACCCTGGCTTCATTGAGCGGTGGGAGGAGCAGAACTGGCGCATCCTGCACCCCAAGACACCGTCTCAGTATGTGCGCCTCAACGGGTACGTGTACCTGGCGGGGACGCTGGGCAACAAGGTGGCGGTGATGCCCCCTGGCACGAACCGGGCAGTGTTCTGCAACCTGTACGCCCTGAACCTTGGGCCGACCACATCCGGCAAGTCGGAGGCATTGTTCTTCCTCAAGCGGTACACGACGGCGTTCTCGAAGAGGATCGGCTACGAAGTGGTGGTGGGCTCCAACGCAACCGCTGAGGGACTTATCAAGGGGCTGAAGGATTACGACAAGCGCACGGCAATGCTGGTGACCGATGAGGTGTCGGGTAAGTTCCGTCAGTGGGCTACGTCCCCGTCGATGGCGCATGCCCGTGAGGCTGAGCTGGAAATCTACGACAACTACCTGCCCAGGAACATGCGCGCTTCCGATGGTGCGGGCAGTACGGAGATTGTCAACCTGGCGTTCACGCAGTACATGATGGGTGTGGATTCGGAGATTGAGTCGATCCTTGACCGAGGGTTCCTCCGTAGCGGTTACATTCCCCGCTGCCTGATCGTGAAGGCGACCCGTTCCCCGTTCGACCCCGAGGAGCACGTCAACATGCCCCAGGGTGACCCTGACCGCGCGCAGGATGCCGACCCGATGCCGGAGAAGTTCGCGGACATGATGATGGAGGCCATGCGCAAGAACGCGGCCCAGGAGCGTCACGGGCGTGTCATCATGCAGTTCGAGGAGTCGGCGTGGAAGCGGTTCCTGGAATGGCGTGCAGGATTGCTCATCAGCGCGGAGAAGGCGGACGACCCGGACATTATGCGTCCGATGGCGATTCGTTTCGCGGTGTCGTGCCAGAAGATGATGGCCCTGCTTGCCTACGAGCGAGGCGCGGGGCGCATTCTGCTGGAGGATGTTCTGCGCGTTCTGGTGGATGCGGAACTCTGGTGGGAGTGGACGGCGGATGTGGTGAAGGGGGTTGCGGATTCGCAGTTCGCCAGGCTACAGTCGGAGGTGCTGGCATGGGTCAGCTCGAAGGGAGGCAAGGCGAGATTGAGTGAATACCACACGAAGTTCCACTCATGGAACATGCGGGATCGCCAGGAGGTTGTGGAGTCGTTGACGGCTCGTGGCGTGATGCGCGAGGAGAAGGCCAAGAACGGCACCGTGTACTTGCAGGTGGCGGCGTGAGCCGGATTAAGCCGCCGTTCCCCTATTATGGCGGGAAGCAACGGATCGCGGAGAAGATCGTTTCCACTTTCCCCGAGCATGGACACTACATTGAGCCGTTTGCTGGTGGGCTGAGTGTGCTTCTTGCCAAGCCGGAGTCCAAGCATGAGACGGTAAACGACCTTGATGCAAGACTGGTGACTTTCTGGCGGGTTCTGCGGAATCGCCCCGAGGAGTTGTATAACGCCTGCTTACTGACTCCCTGGAGCAGAACCGAGCAGTCTGAGGCATTGGACATGGGCGGCGCGGACGACCTTGAGGTTGCCCGTCGAGTTTTCGTGCTATTGACTCAGGGCCGTGGTGCGCGTATCGACAAGACCGGCTGGCGATTCGTGGTTGATCCCAAGTCGCCAACGAGCATGGGTCGCTACCGAGACGGTTACACGTCACGCATTATGCAGGTCGCTGATCGCATCCATCGGGTTGTTCTTGAATCACGCGATGCCCTTGAGGTCATTGGCACCTACGACCGGGCCGGAGCGCTGATGTATGTCGATCCTCCCTATCTTGCTGAAACTCGATCCAGCCTCGGTTACGGGGTCGAAATGGCCGATGCTAAGTCACATGCTGCGCTGGCAGAATCCCTCAACGCCGCCAAGGCCCACGTCTGCTTGAGCGGCTACGATTCTGACCTATACCGCGACCTGTACCCAAACTGGAACCGGGTGGAAATCAAAGCTCGCGCCAACGTAGGCGACCGCATCGAGGTATTGTGGGTGAACTATTGACCACCCCCCTCCCCATCCTGACCGCTGAGCCGCTGTCGGAGGCCGACCGCGCCAACATCAAGGTCGCCAAGGCTAAGGTGTTCGACGGGCTGGTGAAGCTCACTGCCGGTACGCCTGAGCACGAACGCATCCTGACGGTGGGGTTCGCGGAGGATTATGCGCCGTGGCCGGGGAGCACGTTCTACAATGTGCGGGCAACTTGGCATGAGGGGTTGACGCGGGCGCTGGATCGGGTGTTGAATGGGGATGAGGAGATGGACGAGATTATCTCCGACATGGCGTTTTTTCTAGGGGGCAAGTAGATGGTGACCACAACCAACGACGAGTGTGTGAAGATTCGCTACGACCTGTACCGGGGCGACCGAACCTTCTCAGAGTTCTGTTACCCGTTCGATGACCTGCACGAAGCGATCATTGCCCTGGAGGAAGTAGACAGGGGCTTTATCACCGAGGTGAAGGTGATGCAGCATGAGGTTCACACGCGGTTGATTACGAAGGGATTTGAGCATGGCAATCAGTAAGCGGCGCATCTGGGCTAGGGGCCTCACGCCGAACGAGAACGGTCGCGCCATCGAGTTCCCGCAGGGGGATGCTCTGCTGTCAGACAGGCACTTCCTGCGGCACGCCGAGCACCTGAACGGTCGAACAATCCTCACTGTCGTGACCACGATTGAGGTTGGCCCGGATGCGGAGGTTGTGATCTATGAGTGACAGAGTGCTCAGTTCTTATATGGAGGAACGAAATCCTGAAGGGCCGTACTGGTCTATTGAGGCCGAGCGATCCGCTAGTGGTGAGCCGACCGTACTGTTCACCATCCACTTCCGCGGTTTTGATGATACATTGGCGGATGACCAGATGACCGTGGTGGTACATGACGTGCACGAGTTCCTTGCCCCTATCAATCAGTGGTTGCGTGACGTACATGGCCTCAAATGCGGAGGTGGTGATCTATGAGTGACGCTGAGACTAAAATCATCCAGATGCTTGACTTTATTGACGGCGCGCGCAAGGCTGGAGTACCGGACTGGGCGATACTAGATGATGTTGTTTTCACGCTCAGCCTTAGTTCCGAGAAGTGGAGGGCAATCCATGAGTGACCAGAAACTTGCCCAGCAGATCATCGACTACATCGACCAGTACAATGCCCGCAGTTCAGTGCAGGTGGCGTTCATAAGGTTCATGTGCGAGGAAGCCCTCTATGGCGAGCAAGCCTAGCCACGTCTTTTCCGCCCCTGAACTGTACAACAACTGGGGCGACTACTTTGCCGCCTACCGGGAATCGCGACGCGCATTTGACGATCCCGCCAAGGAAGTCGAGCGCGGCACCATCGAGATGCTGAGTGGTGTGGTTCCTCAGAAGTTTATGGCCGAAGTGAAGGTGCCCAAGGGTGCCACCGACTTGCAGCATTTGGCTACCGAGTTGGGGTTCGACTCGGAAGTCCTGGTGCATCGTGAGCGGAAGTTCTGGAACGGCGACTGGACGGTACGGGATGTGGTGCATGTGACGGGCCTCAAGCGCACCCCCGTGCATTCGGCTTTCCATGCCCGGTGGGTTGCGGGTAAGCCTGAGACTGGTGGTTGCAAGGTGCAGGTCAACGGCGGGATGCCCGAGTGGGTGGGCGTGACCGAGTTGCGCAAGAAGATTCTGGAGGCGAAGTAATGTTTGAGCAATACACCTACAAGTACATCCACAACACTGCCGTGATGGCCGTTGCCGCGTTCTGCGCCGCCCGTGGGGTGGACTCGTCACTCGTGCAAAAGGTGTGGAAGCGCTACCAGGAAAGCGTTATGCTTGATGCCGCCGACCCGGAAGTTGCGATCAAGATTTTCAACAACCTGCAATCCGCAGTTGACGAGGTTCTGAAGGACTACCAATGAGCTACGATCCCCTCCACCAGTGCACCGATGCGTGGGACGTGTTGTGCATCGACGGCACGCTCTGGGGGCCTTGCGAATCCGAGTATTGCGACAACCCGTGCGAGCCTTACTACGAGTGCGATTGCGAGTGCCACAAGTGAGCGACAAGATTTACATTCAGCACGTCAGCGATGTCGAGGTTACGTTCATCCTGTCTCAACTAAAGGGCCACTATGAGCATTCTGTTGCCCTGGAATCTTTGCTGAAGTCTATAGACGCGGATCGACCTGAAGGTAAGCGGATTTTGGACGTGCTTGATACCGATGAGTGGTACGGCCCGGATGTTCTTGATGCGCTTTTGATCGCGCTGGGGCTACTGGAGAGGGCGAAATGAGCGACATTATTGATTGGTATGGCTTTACGTGGGGCCATGTTCGAGTAACCCGCCTTTCGGTACTCCCAACTGGGCATCGATGCCTTGAGGTATCTGCTGAGGGTGGTGACTCTCTGAAGATTTACGTTTCGCCGCGCGGCAAGAAGATTCGGGCGTTCCGTGGAGGTGTGGAGTTGACATGAGCTACGAAGAGGTTACCTTCGAGGAATACGTCGCCATCACTATCGGCCTGTACAACAACGGTGCGACGTGGCGTGACTACTACTGGGCGGGTTGCCCCTCGTGGCGACAGCCGGTAGCGTGGGTGAGGTTCCACATGGATGAGCAGAACCGTGCGCTGCGGGCGATGTGCCGCAAGCATGGCGGGTTTGATCCGTTCTTTCCGTTTGCGATTAAGGAGTTCGAGTGAGTTGGCACTTGGGCATCGACCCCGGCGTGACCACGGGTGTCGCTTACATCTACGCCACTGAAACCGAGGTGAGCCTGACAGCGTGGGATGAGGTCAAGGGTGGCCTGGAGGGCTTCATCGATTATTGGCGTAGCGGCCCGCATCTGAACGCTGTGATCGTCATGGAGGACTTCATCACGCGGGAGGGCAAGCACGGCCTGGACCACACTCCCGAGCGGGTCATTGGGGCGGTGCGCGCGATGGCGGAGCGACAAGGCTTGCAGGTGATTATGCGGCCCCCGTCCGGTAGGCTCAAGCAGGCCCCCGATTGGCTGCTCAAGGCGCTGGGTGTCCACCTACCGGGGAAGGCGAACCGCAACGCTCGGGAGGCCGTGAGACACGTCATCGCCCACCTCAAGCATGAAGGCAACAGGACAGTATTGGAGGCTTACCGTGACCGAGATTAACCGACCCGTTCTTGCATGGGCATTTAGAGACTACCTGGCGGATCGTAATGGTGGCACGCCGCCCACCCCGCAGGAACTTTGGGACGAGTTCACCCTGTTCAACTACTATGTCGGTGTCAACGCTCCTCGCAACCAGTTCCCGCCAATGGAGGTATCGTGACCGAGATTGAGGGCTACGTCGTCTGCAAGGAGTGCTACGCGCTGATCCTAGAGGAGGGGGAATGGCAGCACCGCTACTTCCACAACGAAGTGGAGGGCCTGTGGTCAAAGATTTGGGAACTACAACGCTAGAAACGACTAAGGCCCCCACCCCGCAATATGGGTGAGGGCCAAAGCCGTAGAGTGGGATGCTCCTCTCTGCTGTTGCTTATGTGGAACAGTGAGAAAGAATGATCCTTATATGGTGCTCCTACTCGCTCGCGGGCCTGTTGGGGACAGCATACACGAAACCAGTACCGGCGATGAACGCCAGAACAATTCCGATGATTTCTACATTGTCAATCGCGTTGTCGCTCAGGGCCGTAGCGGCTGCACCGAGGCCCGCGACGATACCTCCAACAATGGCTTTGGCGTAAGGCTTGATAGCATCCATGTTTTCCTCCTACTGGCAGCTCTCGCAGTTGAGGGCTTCCATCGGGTCAATCGGGCAGGCGTATCCGTCAACGGTTTCGAGTTCGTTATCCATAGGACTTCCATTCTAGCACCGTCAAATCCGAGAAAACCATATGCTAGGCTATCCCCAGCACTTTCCACAAGGAGGCAACCTGTGAAGATTCTCGAATGGGACATTGAACTTGCGCCGATGACGGTGTACTCGTGGTCCCTCTGGCCCAACTTCATTCCCATCCAGCAGATTCAGCAGCCGCAAGAAATGCTCTGTTACGGTGCACGGTGGCGTGGGCAGAAGAAGGTTCACTTCCAGTCGATTCACCATGACGGCAAGGACGCCATGCTTGCGGGGGTGTGGGAACTCCTCAACGAGGCTGACGCGCTGGTTTCGTGGAACGGTGCCGGGTTTGACACCAAGCATGTCCGCACCCAGTTCCTCCTCAACGGCATGAACCCGCCGTCGCCCGCCAAGGAGATCGACTTGATGAAGGCCGTCAAGTCCCAGATGAAGTTCGCTAGCAACAAACTCGACTGGGTATCTCAGCAGCTCGGGATCGGCAAGAAGATGCCCCACGAGGGGTTCCAGTTGTGGCTTGACTGCATGGCCGGGGATGAGAAAGCCTGGAAGCGCATGAAGGCGTACCAGATTCAGGACGTGAATCTGCTGGACGAAGCGTACACGAAGTTGCTCCCCTGGATTCCGAACCACCCGAACGTGAACGTTTACAACGACACCAACGGTTGTCCCGCGTGTTCCTCCACGCACATTCAGCGGCGCGGGTATGCGGCCACGGCGACCTCGAAGTACCCGAAGTTCCAGTGTCAGGATTGCGGCAAGTGGTTCCGGGGCAAGAGCGCCGTTGATACGGTGGAGTACCGCTAGGACTTAGACTCGATCTTGGGCGTGTCACCCCAGGAGCGCCAGAGTGTCAGCACCATCCGGCCAGCGGCGAGACAGAACGCGCCGTAGATTGCAATGCGAATCCACTCCCTGCCCGGAACATCGGGGCCTACAAGGGCGTAGGTGAAGTTGTATCCGAGAATGATAATCAACATCAGCACAAGGCCCATCACGGCACGACCAGCGGGGTTGCGTCGCCAGTTAAAGAACGCCGCATAGGACGCCGCAAACACCACCAGGGCAGCGCCGCCCAGCACCAGGAGCACGTCACCGATCCTGAGCAGAATGTCGGTTTCAGTCATTGCCCCTCCTGGTAAATGTGATCTGAATGCTGTCGCCAAAGTGATTCATGGCTCGCCGGAGCAACAGGCGCTGGGTCAGGTTCTCCACAGCGGGGGCCTGGCTCTTGAGGTCTGACAACTCTTGCTTGGCCTGGGCGCGTAACTCCCTGGCGTGCTCAATGTCGTCGCTCCACTCATCCATTCGGCCCCGGCCCTGTCCGCTCCATCTCAGGCGGTAGCGTGCCGGGGGGCGTGGTAGCGCGTAGGAAGGACTCAACGACACGGTTCGCCTCCAAGAGCTGACCGTTTTGTCGTCGCACTTCCGCGTTCACCTCGCGGTACTCCAGAGCGGTTTCTTTCCACTCATCCCCTCGTTTACGTTCCTGCCCGAGAGATTCCTCGTGTGTGGATCGCGGAAGAAGTCTGCCGCTAACCACAAGCCAATAGAAGGTTGCCACTACCCCTAGCAATGCACCAATGGGTGTCAGTGACCAGAGGCCCGGTAATTCAATCACTTAATCGCCCAAACGGTGAGTAAACATTGTAATTACCATTCTATCAAGTATAGCCTGCCTGTCGGCACTTTGGGGGACATTCGTCACTCGCGGGCGAAGCAAAGGCCCCCAGGTCTCCCCAGGGGCCTTAGTCACGCTTGCTTACAGTCGGTTCTTTAGATCGTCGTTGACGACCCTGGCGATTTCCGAAATCTGCTCGGGCGAAAGGGAAACCGTGCTAGCCGGAAGCGCCGCAACCACGGCCTGCGCAATCTGCTGAATCTGCTCGTCGGTCAAATCCGTGGCGGGCTTGTTGAGAATCTGGGAAAGCACTCGGTTGACTCCGACAAAAGAGTTATTCCGGTTCGGGTACAGACCCGGCTCGCCACTAATCCAGTCCTTAAGGTCTTTCTGAACCTGCGTCAACTGCATACCAAGGCGGTTAATCACCTCCAGCGCGGCTCCATCAATGTATCGCTTATCATTTTCGTCAAAGGGCATATCATTTCCAATCGGGGTTCCGCCGTCACCAGCCGGTGAAAGCGATCCAACAAAAGTATCCGTGTAAAAGCCAGCCGGGTCTACGCGCCCCCCGGTCGGGGTGAATATGTCCACATGCAGATGCACGCCTGTTGCTGCGGTACCACTAGCGCCCATCTTGCCAAGGTACTGACCCCTGGTAACCACCTGTCCAGTGTAAACGTTCAGTCTCTCAAAATGGCACAGGCGGGTCGAGTATCCATCGCCCAGCGGAATGGTGCAGAAGTAGCCAACCTCCGGGTGATAGCCGGTGAGAACCTTGCCGCCAATTGGGGCAAAGATTTTCTGGGAGCCCTCGGGGTCCGCGTAGAGCCATCCGTAGTCCTGCCCATTGTGGAACGGTAGGGGTGAGCGAGGGCCGTAGCGCGACGTAATCGGCCCGATGACGGGCTTGGGCAGGTTGGTGGCTGGCATTAGGAGAACAACTCCACAATCACAATGCCCGGTGCGCCAGCATAGCCGGTCTTTGCCGCTACGCCAGGCTGGGTTGAGTTACCCGCGCCGCCACCGCCGTAGTTCAAGCCAGCAGTTGCAGAATCAAGAGCGTTCACGCCAACGGCACCAGCGCCCAACCGAGACGACCCGCCACCACCCGAAGCGGCATCGCCACTCTGGTCGCCCGCGCCGAACGATCCACCACCGCCCGGAATGACAACATCGCCCACCCCGGTGTCTCCACCCGCGCCGCCCGCCGCAACGCGGAAACCTGCCGCCGCCGCACGAATGCGCCCGCCCTTACCGCCCACGGCGGATACCAGCGAGCCGAAGCTGGAACTGGCTCCATCGTTTCCGGCGTTACCGGAAATACCAGTACCGCCCGCGCCCACCGTCACCGCGACACTATCGGGAATGTCGGCCCGCAGAATAAAGGACTCGGAATAGGCTCCACCGCCGCCGCCGCCCGCTGCGCCAACGTTGGTGGTTGCAGTCGTTGCTGCGCCGCCGCCACCGGCACCGCCACCGGCCTGTACCATGACGCGAATCGCGCGAGCGTTGGGGTAGTTGGCTTTCAGGAACGTTCCCGAGGATGTGAACCTAACCACACCCCCGTAACGGTAACCAGTGTCGCGCAAGCTAGTAAGCGCCGTCTGAACCGATGAAGCCTGCATGGCGCTCTCGTCGGCGGCGGAAACTGGAGTGGAGTCGTCCTGGTAGTAGATGTTGTCGGGGGATGTGGTGGGCATTAACTACTCCTCGAATTCAACTGTCGCTCCAATACTGCAATCCTATCAAGCGCCTTTTTCAACTGACGCTCGACCTCCGCCTTCCACTTCTGGTCATCCCCAACGGCCTCAATGTTATTCAGCGCCATCATTACCTCCTCAGTGGGGAGACTTTCAAATCCCCGTTAACGTAATCGGTCCAGAAGGCATCAAAAGTGCCAACGTTTTCGCCCGACCACTCGGCGTCGAAGTCACCCACAGTGACGTGCCTCACACATTCCAGTGTAACCGAAAGACGATTCCAGGTTGCAGAAATCACTCTATAGGCAGAGTCCCGGTACTGAATGATGCTTCCTGGGGCCAGTCCAAACCCGCTAAAACTGTCCGAACTCGGAGTTACAGAAAGCGTAATTCGCGGCCCCGAAATGTCAACAATAGCCCATGCCGCCGCGTCATAGGCCCTGGATGCAGAGCCGAGGAAGGGACTGTCAATGGTCAGCCCGACCTCTTTTGTCACCTTATCGGGGCTTGCGCCAGTCAGGATATTGATGGTCTCGGGATTAGACTCGATGCCACTACCAATAATGCTCAGAGTCGCATACTGGTTCTGACCGTCCGAAAGCGCGACCGAGTACGGGGCGGTCGTGGAGGGAATCTCACTGTCTGGCCCCTTCAGTACCACGTCAATGGCTCCGGGCACGTCCGAAATCGCCACCGTCAGAGAGCCGCCGTAGTTCTCCCACTGGCTTGCCACGATGGGCAGTCCGGTGGAGTCGATGACAACGTATGTCCCGGTGCCGGGAGTGTAGGTCGTCGTCCGACGCGGTTGCCACACAGCGGTCAGGCTCGTGTTCGTCTGCACCGTTGTGGTCACCGACTCTGAAGCGTTCACCGTGATGATCCGGTTATCGTCATCCCTTGCTTCATAGACCACAGAGCCGCGAACCGCAACCGCATTCTGGTTGACCACATCCACGCTGCGAGCTGAGGCAAGACTCTGCAAGCTCAGCGACGGGGAGGGGGCAAAGTTCTCCAGGGAGACGACACGCCCGCCTGTGGGCCGCGCAACAACTCCAGAGCCATCGAACGCAATCTCCCATCGGTAGGCGGCACATGCGTCCTGAAGGTACTCCCAACAGTTAACGTCCCGAGATATGACCGGCTCACCGGGCGACGGTGTTCCATCGACGGTGAAGCCCTGCGGGAACTCGTATTCCGCGAGGCTCGCCGGGGTGAAGGGGTCGGGGTCGCCGGACTCGACGCTGATGTTGTACCGCGCCCACAGGCTACGCGCGTTACCCTGAATCGTCCAGGGGTCAAACCACACTGATTGCAGGTCGGGCGTGAAGGTAATCGAGCCGCCCGCATTGACGGAGTAGTTTGAGGTGTTGACCACATAGGTTGCAAGGCGGTGCACATAGGGCATCCCCGCACCTTCCATGCGCAAGCCAATTGCAATGCAGATTTCCGAATCCAGATCAAGAGCGGCAAGGCTGAAGTTGCTCGTGGTGATTGTCCCGGGCACGCCACCGGATCGGTAGTTTGCGGTAAGCGTCAGGATTTCTGTTGCATAGTTGATCGTGGCGCTCAGACTCATGCCGTAGTCCTGGTCAGCGCCACCGAACGGAAGCCCGTCAACAGCCCAGGTGAAGTTGCCACCATTAAGGCGCGACTTCAGCATGAGCCTCATCTTGGTATAACTGTTTCCGGTAATCAGAATCGGCGTAGGCAGGATGACCCCACCGAATTCACGGTTCGGGAAAAGCGAAGGATCGGCAAGCGCCCACTGGAAGGACGAGCCCTCGACCCCGCTAGCGTAGACGCTAGAACCCAAACCAACATACGCATCCGCGTAGACCGAGTTCTGGTACAGCGCGGCAGTGTTGGTAATGGTCGTGGCAAGGGTCTGATTGTAGACCTGGTACGTCGTGGAGGTTTCCACCTGGTCAATCATCTGCCCCGCATTATCGAACCCGCGCGTGTGACCCGCCAGGGAGTGAAAAGCCCCACTGCCGCCATCAAGGCGAATGGTGTCGATAAGTTGGTTGACCAGATCAAGCGCACCAACAACCGATCCGCTTTCCATTCCAGGGATTACCCGCTGGGCATCATACTTCGCCAGCAGCGTGTCCTGCGAAACCGAGCAGGCCAGATTTCCCTCAGTCACACTGCGGATTGTTCCAGCAAAATCACCGAGAACGTCATGGTCAATAACCGAAGATTTGTCACTAAGGAAAATCGAGCCATCCGACCTGGCAAGCCCCATCGACGCCCCGCCAGTGCCACCCGAGCGCTCGGCGGGGGACACGGGGGTTGCGTACTCACTGATCGACCAGCCCGAGAGGTTGTCATACGGGTCGCCGTTAATGGTGGCCCTTAGCGCCATGCGCCCACCTCCACCAGCGTCGTCGCCAGCGCCTTGCGGGGCGGGTCAATGTACACGTAAGTTTCGGCGTTTGCGTCATCCGCGAACTCCAGCCCCGTGTGCCCCTCGCCCGGAATGTGGTCACCCGTGAGTGTTGGCGTGATGCCCGTTCTCCACAACTGTGCCATGATGGATGAAAGCGTAATCGTAGACGCCGAACCGTCCGTGCGAGTCAGGTACACCTCAACCGCCTGGTAGGTCACCCCGGAGAACGATGCGTTGAGCCGCGTGGAACCCGTGGGCGATAGCAGCGTAAGGTTACTCCTCGGCCCGTAGGTACCATTCGGGAAGATCGGTCGCACCTGCACCACGGCAGTTCCCGTCCGAGTGCCCGAAGCGCCCAGCCAGAGCGTGTGGGTCGGGGGGATCGGCACGGTGAACTTGTGATTGGCCCCGGTTGAGGGCGTGTTGGCCGCAGTGGTGATCGAGTAGGTTGCGGTTCGGCTAGGCTGGCCCGTCATGCTGTACTGGTACTGTGCGGTCGAGGTGGATGCGTTTGCGGTGCCCGTCCACGAGTAGACAACCTGTGACGTGTCGATAGTGTCGCCGTCGAAATACGAGCCGGTATAAGTGCCAGAAAGCACGATAAGGTCATCCCACCAAACATCGCCCTGGCCCGGTTCGGCCCCGTTCCACAGTCTAACCTCGAACGAGTTGCTAACGGGCGTGAAGGTTAGCGCAAGATTGTGCACCCCGGCCACGTTAGGTGCTGGTTGCGAATTTGCCACAATTGAGCCGCTTGATTGGAAAGTTTGAATCGTTCTGGAACTGGAAGCTAGCGATCCGCCGAGCGGTGATGAAAGTCTAATTTTAGCCATAACCGTATAGGGCACATTGGGCGTGGAACTTATTGTCGCCACGATTGCCCTACCTTGGTTGCCGGATTTTGGCGTTATTCTAAGCGAACGAGCGCCACTAGAGGCCCACTCTCTCGATAGATACGAAACCGAAAGGGAGGTTCCCCCGACAGAGGCCGATCCGTTTGCCAGAACCCCCCGCTCGATGCTGGTGGATGCCCCAGCGGACCCCGACCAGCGGTAATGGAAGTCACCATTGGACGAGAAGCCACCATCAAAGTAAGCGCTCAGGGCCGAGGAGACTTCCGCAAGCGCGCCGGTCTGCTCAAGCCAGCCGCCAACGGGAGGAACCGTGCCGCTAGAAACGAAACGAATGGTTGCCCGCGTGGCTGTTGCCGGAACCGTCGCCGTAAACGATCTGCGCACCCAAGTATTTGCCGCGAGGGAACCGGAGTTCTGAAGATTAGTTTCACTAACGAACGCGCCCGCCGCCGTCCAGAAAACAACATTTATTGCAGCCGTCGCCCCGCTCCATGACGCGCGACCATAGGTGCTAAACGTCACCTGCTGCCCAGCCGTAACTGGAATATCATCGGCAGATGAGCGACCGTACTGCGTGTAGACCACGTTGGTCGAGGGAGAAACGCTCCACGTCGCCCGAACGGCTTTGGCGATCTGCGGAATAGGGTTGGCGTCCACCTGAGCAGATGCAGCCGTGCCACCCGTTCCGGCAAAGCCGACACCCCACCCCGTTGTGGTAGTAACCTGCGGATTCGTCGCAAGGTTCGTGCGCACGGTGACAACCGAGGAGGATGCAGTAGACGGCGACGAGTTGGCGGCACCAGTCCAGGCATAGTCAACACCCAGGGCGTCAGTAGTTGCGCCATCAAAGTAACTGCGCAGCGTTTGGGAAAGCTCAGCAAGGAATCCCGTGGCATCAAAGGTGTCACCAATAGCCGGAACAGTCGCGTTGGAATCGGCGTGAGCAGAAACGCCCACGTATGCAGCCGTTGCGGGAACCTCGTGCGTGAAAGAGAGGCGCGTCCACTCGCCTACGGCAAGAGTAGTTGCCGATGCGTTTGAGGCGGAACTGACAAAAGCCCCAGCCGAGTTCCTGTAGTACAGCCACACGCGCATGTTGTAAGCGCCGTTGCCGCTTTTGCGAACATAGGTTGACCAGGTGTAAATCTGACCCGGAACCACTGGATAATCCGCAGTGGTAACGGTGCCAGAGGTTGACGGGGCGGCGTTCGTGTGGGTAAAGCCCACTTCGGCCATGCTCGTCGGCGGAGTCGTGAACGTGCTTCTGACATACGTTGTCAATCCAATGGGGCCATCCGAAGCACCAGTAACCGCAGTCGTGGTGCCCGCACCGCCGCTACCAAAGGAACGCCACCGTACACCCAGAAGGTTCGCAGCAACAGTTGTCTGCGTTCCGGCAGGGTGGGACGCCAAATTCCGACGCACCTCGGTGGCGCCACTCTGGGCGGTTTCAAAAGAAGGGTTGGTGGCGAGGTTCGTGTAAAGCGGCCCCAGCAGGTTCCCAAAGGTCGGATCGCCAGTGTAGATGCCCTTCCAGCCCTGCTCAATCAGCGCCGGAGTTGCCCACACTGCGCTCAGGAGGTTGGTTGCAAAGTGGTACGGGTCTGCAAAGATGCACAGCCCATCACCGTAAAAGCCCGAAGCGAACTTGGAAAACACGCCTAGGTTCTCGCCCCCCTGAAGCGGGGCATTGAACTCGAAATCGTACTCCAAATGATACGGCTTCGACTTGTAGACGTTACGCCCGCCATTCTGATACTCAACGGTTTCAACGTGGCGAACCTTGCGCGACTCCGCGCCAATAAGCGGAGCCGGAACCCACTGCATGTGGCCGGTCGGGTGCCCGAACCAGAGCTGCTTAGCCATTCAGGCGACCACCTTCACGAGTAATCTGCGCGCTCCCACGAGCCGACGCACGCGCAATCTCACGCGAATCCACAGCCACGACCACTTCCTGCCTAATCGCCTCACGCAAAACATTCAAAGACTTAGGCCCCAATTCCATAATGCCCATACTACCACCGACCATGCCACCAGAAGCATAACCCGCATTGGTCGAACGCACGCCAGGCTGGAGGTTTCCGAGCGCATTAGCATACGGCAACCCGGTGCGCTGATTAACCTGCGACTTCGGCACGACGTATTCGCCCTTGTGGACAATACCGGCAGGCTCATACTTTCCTCCGGCACCAGTGTAACCACCGGAGGCATAACCAGCGAGAACTCTATTTCGCGCGTTCTGGAGCGCGTAAATGGCCTGCTGCTGTTCGTTCGCGGCCGCAAAAAGTCGCTCCGCCCTGGCGGCATCCCTACGGCCCTCCCGAAGTGCAATCTCGGCGTTAATCTGCTTGAGAATGCCCGAAGTGTCGCTTGCCGTTCCCAGCCTGATGGGGCTGCTTGACGCCGACCGCAACGCCGCAACGGATTCTGCGGCGATCCTGGCGCGCTCCGAGAACTCTCGGATGGCCTGAATTGCCGGGTCTGCGCTTAGTGCGATAGTAATATTCCGGGGGACGGCATCGATGACGGTCTTCAGTCCACGGAAAGAGCCGATGTACGGCTGCAGCTGCGCATTACTAAAGCCCAGAGCCCTGGCCTGAGCCTGGAACTCCTGCTCGCTACGGTCAACGGCGGCGTTCAGTGTGGCCTGATCCGCTCCCGACTCGGCAAGTTGGACAATGTAATCCTCGTAGCCCTTCGCCAGGTCGGACAGCACCTTGCGATTGTTGCGTGCGGCCTTGCTGTTACCCTCAAGTTCCGTCGAGGCGTCCGCCTGGGTGTCGGCGATCTTCTCGTTGATTTCGGAAATCTCGGCACGCAACTTGCCTGCGCGAAGCTCGTCCCCGTAGGCGTTCGCCACAGACAGAAAGTATTCTTTCACGTCGCGCTCTGCGGTCAATCCCTGGATTTCAAGACGTGCCTGACGAATACGATCAGCGAGGTTGTCCCACTGGTCGGCAATACCGTCAACGGCGAGTTGGGTGCCGAATCGCAAGTCGAATGCTCGGCCAAAGACGCTAGCAAGGTCGGAGCCATAATCCAGGAGCGTCCGGACCTCTTCTGCCGCCTCCCTTGCCGCGTCGCCCATCCCACCAAGGCCGCCAGCCGCATCATCCACCGCTCCGCCAAATACCTGGGCGGCATAGGCGCTAGTGATGAAGTCCTGAGCCATATTCTCGTAGTAGTTGTCCGATTCGCCAAAATCGAACTCCTCACGCGCAAAACTACCCCCGCCAGAGCGACGGCCACTAGCAACCCCCAGGGTGTCCAGGGCCGCTTGCTGTCCGGCAACAAGGTTCTCTGTGACCCGCGCCGCGAACTTGAAGGCCTGGTCGAGCAAGTCGATAAGGCCACCCAGCGCCGGGTAGGTGGAGCGGATGGCTTCAGCGTTGTTTGCCCAGGCCGCCTGCCAGTTCTCCTCGAATCGCAAGGTGTCGCGGGAGAGTTCGCGCAACGCGAGGCCAATGTTATCAACGGAGGCCTTGGTGTCCTTGCCCTCATTGGTGATTAAATCGAAGGCGATGGCGATTGCGCCAAGAATAATAGTGGCCCGGAACAGACTACGGATTGCCCCAGTCAGCAGGCTTACACCAGCGGCCCCCTTTGATGCGGCGGGGCCAACTCCAGCAAGACCGGCAACCATGTTTCGCAAAAGAGTCACGACGCCGGTCCCGCCAAGGAGTCCAGTGGCGGTTCGGAGCGCAAAGATCGATGCCGTGGCTAGAGATAGGACCGAGCGCAGGCCGGTGAGGACGCCTACTGCAACCGCTATGTAGCCCGCGAATCGCAGGAAGTCCTGACCAGCGGCGCTCTCAGCAAAGTCCGCCATGCCAGAGGCGACTGCGGCAACGACGGGAAGTAACTGACGCAAAACTTCCAGCATCGGAAGGCCCGCAGCATTCACGAATCGGAGCGCGCTGTTAAGCACCAGTTGGAACTGAGAGGCAACGTCGTCAAGCACAACCGAGAATGCGTCACCGAGGAACGTTCCGCTTTCGAAGGCTCGCTCGGCATTGCCCAACTGTTCACGCACAAAGCCCACATTTTGACCCAGTCGGCGGAAGGTGTCCTCCACGCGCAACTGGGAAAGCCCGAGCGCATCAAGGGCTGTGGTCACCTGAACAGTGTCCAAACTATTGAGGCCCTGCGCAAAGCGCTCTAGAACTTCTGCACCGCGTCCCTCCTTGACCATTTGACGAAGGCTGTCGGCGGTCAAGCCGGTGATGACGGCGAAGTTCTCAAGCTTCTCCCCACCCTCTGCAACGGCCTGATTGAGGGTGCCGAAATAGGTTGACAGCGCACCACGGGCACGCTCAGGAGCCACGCCAAGAGATGCCAGCGCACCACCCAGACCGACAACCTCAGAAGCACTGAAACCGGCAGCACCCGCGCTTGCGGCGAGTTCCTTGGTGAGTGAGATGATCTGCGCGTCCGTTGCGGCGGACTCGGTTGCTACGTAGGCAATGGCGGAGCCCAGGTTGCGATACTCCGTTGCGGGAACATCCAACAGCTCGCCGATTCGACCGAAGGCGAGGGCCGACTCCTCGGCGGAAACGCCCGACAGGCGAGAGAACTCTGCAACCGTCTCCGTGAACGCAACCAAGTCCTTCTCGGCAATGCCCAACTGCGCACCGAGGGAGCCGATCTTGGTGAGTTCCTGGAAAGACAGGGGGATGACTTCGGACAGGTCGAGGAAGTCTTCACGCAGCATGTCGATGTTGCCGGAGATATTGCCCGCACTGTCCAGCGTGGTGCGCTCAATCTCCGTGAACGCGGACTCGTACTTGGCGGACAGGACGCCCGTCGCGGTAACGGCACCCAGGGTTGCGGCGGAGATTGCGGCGTAGGACGCGGCAACGTCGTACAGGGCATACCGCGTGCGAATGAGGGCGGATTCCTGGGCTCGCTGAGCGGCCTCGAAGTCTCTGGTGCCCTTTTCTGCGGCTTTCTGATCCGTGACCAACTGTTGCCAACGGGCACGGCTCTCCGCGCCGAAAACCTTGGCCTCACGCTCTTTCGACTCAATCGTCTGGTCGATGGCGGTAGACAGGTTCAGGTACGAGCGTGATGCCTGCTGAGCGCGCTTGTCGTCCTGGTCAACGATGTTGCCGAAGGAGGAGCCGACCCTAGGACCAGCGGTGTTTGCGGGGATGAACGAAAGGTTGGTGCCAAGGTTTGACCGCAACTGCTTACGCGCATCGGAAAGCGCCCGCGTTTCACGGTTAAGTTGCCGGATGCGGTCGATCTGCTCCTGAAGGGCAGAATTGGTCTTCCTGCTGGAATCCCCAAGCTCCTGCTGGCCGCGAGCGTTATCAACGAGGGTTTTGCGGGCGGTATTAAGTTGCCTGTCAAGTTTATCGACATTAACACCGGCACCCTCAAGCGCCTTCGCGGTGTCATTTGTCCTGTCAATGAGCCGATCAAGGCCGCGCAAAATGTCGGCGTAGTCGGCAGAAAACTCAACGCTAATGCCCAGCTCTTCAGCCAACCGTCAACCCCTAAACCTAATGGAAACCTCCCTCCATTCTACCGTAGTCAATCCTTGCTAAACGAGTTGTAAAAATCCTCCCGCGACGGCAGACTAGCACCCGAACGGGTCTTCGGCACCGCATACTCATACTCGCCAGGCTTCAGGCGGTCACCCTTCTTATTCTGCTTCCGCCACTTCTCCTCACGCTGCTCAATCTCCGCAGTCGCAAAGCACCGATACTTCTTAACCTCGAACTCCACGCGCTCATCCGTGGTGCGACACAGCCAAATGGGGTTACCGCACTTATCGCACGTTTCCGCCTCCAAAGTGGAATATGCGACAGCAAGTTTGTGGTCCGACTCGCTCCAACCCGACAGCGGCTTTTTCAGCCCGAGAATGTGGGCAGAAGGCCGAAGCCCCAGGCCCAGCGCGGATTTGATCGCACGCATGTACCTGGGGCCATACTCACCGGACAGGAGCGTTACAAAAAATCCGGGTCGATGCTCCCATTGAGGTAGTCGTCAGCAATGCTCAATTTCAGCACGCTCGCCCACAACTTCCCGAACTCCCGGTTCGACCAGGAATCCCGCCACGACTCAACCTCATCCATCGTGAACCCGCCTGTCTGCGCAAGGTGAGCCACGATCAGACGGTTCTGGTACTCCTCATCCCGAATCTCGCTCATGTCCGGGTCGTCAGGCGTGCCAGCGGGGGGCAACGGGTACTTCTGGCGCACCTCAGCGCGAATCTTCTTCACGGCCTTCTTGGGAATGCCGATGAGGTGGAACGTCACCGCCGACGCCTCAAGTTCAGCCCGCAGGTCATCCCCGCGCTTCTCCATCTCCGCCAGTTCGTTCTTCAGCGATCCGACGCGCGCCTCATAGTCCTTAGCGCCCTCGTGAGAACCCTGAGTCGCCCTGTCACGGAAACGCTCAAGTTCAGCCTGGAAGTCAGCGAACTTCTTGTTCAGCGCCTTGCTCGGGTAGACGGTGACGTAATCCTCCACATCCACCGAACCGGCAAGAATCTTACGAACCGCCTCGGGGTCAGACGCGAGTCTTTCCTTACGCTCTTCGCCAATCTTCACGCCCTCACTGGCAACGGTCGCCTCGTCAATGTGCTCGTCCAAGAATCCTCCTCAAATAAAACCAGCCCCCCACCCGAAATAGCCAAGGTGAGGGGCCGGTAGGTAGTGCTCAGTCTATCAGGTAACCGTGACGCTAGTGGTACCGCTCGTGCCCGCACCATAGGACGTGGTGATCGTAGCCGCGCCCGCCGAAACACCCGTCACAACACCGTGGTTGGAAACCGTCGCAACAGCCGGAGCCGACGACGAATACGTGGCACGCGACTTGATCGACTCGCCATCCAGCGTCGGGGCAAGGTTACCCACCTCGCCAACCCCAAGAGCAAGTGCCGCAGCAACCGTGATCGCACCAGCGCCCGCAACCATCGTGTGCGTGTACAGCTCACCCTGGGGCAGGAACGTGACCTGGAACTTGGTCGAGGTGTCGCCACCCGTCACGTCCGTGGTCGTCGTTGCCATGAGCTTGTACACGCTCACCGTGTCACCCGCCGCGAAAGCGTCACCAGCGGGCTTGTCCGCAATGCGCGTCACAAGGTAGCCGACCACACGAGTCACGCGGAACGCCTCGAAAGCGTCAACGTAAATGCTCGTCACATCGGTGTTGTCCGCGTCGCGGAAGAAGTCAAGCGTCGCACCGTAGTTGGCCGAACCCCGCGAAATCGCGTTGCCAAGGTCCGTGATAGCACGATCCTCAATGTCGTCCGAGCCCGTCGAACCAACCTCGTAGTCCTCCCAGGCGATAGCCGCCGAAAGGTCAAGGCCCGCGTTCAGCTCAGCCGCCGTGGGGAACTCGGGGTCAGCGATACCGGCCTCAAGAACCCAAGCGACCTTCATAAAGCCGTTTGCCTGCTGCTTAGCCATTACGCACCCACCGTCTTGTTGCCGTACATCTCACCCTGGGGCTTGAACCGGGCACCGAAAAGAATCTGCCCACCGTCCTCACCAATGTCCTGACCGTAGTCCGTCTCGAACAGGAACGCCGAGATAATGTCACCCTGCTCGATGGCCGTACCCTGCTCCTTGTCCACGCGCTTGATGAGCCAGTACTTGCGCCCAACGCCGTTGAACAGGTGGTAGAACGTGTCATACACCGGGGTGTCGGAAGTTCCCGCCTTGTTGCGGAACCCGTCAAGCTCGGCCTCGTAGTTGTCAAACGTCGGCGTCTCAACAGCGGCAATGTCGCAAATGCTCTGGCTGTCGTCCGTCTCCGGGTCGGTCATGTTCAGGCTGTCGCCCGACTCGTCCGTGATCGCACACGAAATGTCAACGATCAGGCCATCAGCAACCGCCGTAGCAATGTCCGCCTCGCTGGGGTTCTCCCAGTCAACGACGGCCTCGGGGTATGCGGCCCACACGGAGTAATTGCCGCGAAGTACCTTCTGGGGCATTACTCGTCACCCGCCTTATCAGTCACGAAGGACTCCTCATCTGTAATAGGTTTGGCGTCCTCGGTGGATACGTCGGACTTCTTGTACACCCGCTTGCTGGAATTGCTACCCAGCACAACCTTGTCCTCCTCAACCTCATCGTCAATAGGCTCGATGTAAGGCCCAAGGGACGCGCCCAGTATTCTGTGGTCGATCACATTCTGCGGGTAATCCTTGATGATTCCCGTAATCTTGTGCTTTGCAAGAGGCATAACCCTATTCTATCCTATCTTTGATATTATCCGACGCTCGCCTGGTTCCCCAGATAAGCGAAATACGTTTCCCGCACATAAACAGTCGGCTTCGACTCCACACTCAACGTGTAGCCGCCACCACCCAGCAACCTGAGCGGCCCCGTGTTATCCGAAGGCTTGTACCCAGTAAACTGCTCAACGATCCGGCCAGCGATCTGACGCACCACCTGCGCATCAGACGACACCGCCGCCACAATCACCCGCTGATCGACCGGCTGCTTCTCCTCCACCGCAATGCTCCGCCCACCCGCCGTTGCGACAGGAGAGCCAAAATCAACCGCAATGTAAGGCTGAAGAAAAGTTCCGCCACCCACCCAAACCATGTCAACACCATCGGCCACCTCGTTGTAAACCGGCTGAGCCATAACCGACTCAATTTGCGCAAGAATGGCCTGCTCGTCCGTGTATGTGTTCAGGGTCATCGGCCAAGTCTCCGCATTCGCTTCTTGAACGTCTCCTTCACAACCATGTACGAATCCAGCAGGCTGTGGGCGGCAGGCACCCGACCCGTACCGTTCTCCTGGTAGGCAAAGTACCGCTGGAAGGAACCCTCATCGATCCAGCCCCACCGCCCGACGACTCGCGTCTTAGATGCGGTCACCTCAGAGTTGATTGCGTTAATCATGTCGCCCGAATCGTTACGGCCCGCACTGCCGCCCTGGCCCGCTCCGAACCGCTGCTCGCCGTAGCGTGTGGTCGCCCTGTCGAGCTGATTGCGCTGAATCTCCTCAGCCTCCCGCACGGTGGTTTCCATAATGTCGGTCACCTCGTCAATAAGCGCACCCTTACGCGCCCGCAACTGCATCGCCAAACCCGTAAAGGACATGCCCTTATATGTGACACCCATTTATGCCACCTCATTCTCAACGTTGACACTTGCCTCAATCGTGTTCGACGCCCGCCAGGACGAATTCACGTTCGCATCCACCGTGAACAGATACTCCAGCAATTCAGGGTTTCGGTCAGCCGAAATCACTCGAATGCGCCAGCCATGCTCCACACGCCCCGCATACGCCGTCCTCGGAATCTGGATGCGCACCCGCACCTCGCCCGTGGGGTTCATGGTTGCGCCACCCTGCATGTCTACCGCAAGCCGCACCGGCTGAATGCGCGCGGCAATGTCCTCCGCCACGATGCCGTCACCCGTGGGCGTGTACGTGTCCGTCACCGGGTCGTAGGTGGACGTGATAAGGGAGGGGTCGATGATCGTGATGGTGGCGTTCTTGAAACGGTCGCTCACGGCGGCGATACGGTCAGCCCATTCAACGGGACTCTGGGCCATCAGGGAATGTACTCCGTGTAGTCAATGTCGGCCAGGTTGACCTCGGCCAGCTCGTCCACCGTGAGCCTGCGCCCGGTGCGCACAATCGTGTACCCATCCTCGCCCAAGCCGTCAATGCGGTCGGCTTCACCGAAGTACCATTGAGCCTGCAAACGCAACTGCTCAGCCTTCTGCCGCGAATCCACCTGCAAGTCGAAGTCCTTAATAGACTCTGCCTGCTGGGCCGCAGCACCCGCCAGGGAAATATAGGCCCACCCAGCCGCGCGATAAATGCTGTCCTGACCCGCCGTGAGGAACTGCTCAATCTCCGCGTCAGAAAACAGCGTGTAATCCTGGAGACCCGCCTGAACCGGGTCGAACGGCACACTAATAGTGTCACCGATAAGCAGTCGGACGCGCCCAACATCCGTATTCGGGTCAAGAGGGTACACGCCAGAATTCGCCATGATAACAGTTTATCAGCACGCAAGGGAAAGCCCCCCGGAGCGATGGAAGGGAGTCGCTACAACGGGGGGCCGTGCGGGTTAACCCGCAAACCGGGGTGAAAGGAGGCAAGCCCCCGGCTTATGCAATTAGTGTAGCACAAGAGAAAGCCCCCCAACCCGCAATGGACTGAGGGGCAATCCTCCTAGGTAGCGACTAGGCTTTAGGAACCCGTGCCGTCAGAGGCGATGACGATGCTCGGGGTGAGCGCCGTCGCACCAACAACGTGACGGACGCGCGAACGAACCGCGTCAATCTCAAAGTCACCCTGGAGCGGGTCAAGCATGCCGCCACCGACCGACATGTGGTTCGGGCTGGCAATCGACACCAGCGGCGTGCGGTAGTCCTCGTGGAACAGCTCAAGGAACGCCGGACGCGCAGTGCCCTGGGGAACCAGGAACCAGTAGTCGTCAACTGTGGCCCCGCCAACCTTGTCAAGCGCGTCGAAGGCGACGTAGTTGACACCGGAAAGGGTGGGGTTCTGGATGAGAATGTCAGTACCCTCAGCACGCTCGATCTGAGTCGTGTTGAGAATCTGGCGAGCCGTAAGCGACTGGCCGTAGCCGGTCACCAGCGTGAAACGCGAGGCGTTCGTGCGGCGACCGTTGACGCGCACCGACTGCGACTGGAGAACGGCGTCCTCAAGCGCGGCAAGCGTAAGGGCCGGGTTGAGTGTCGCCTCGGTGAAGCCGGTGTTGATGACACCAGAGGTCGAGACGAACTCCTTGGCGAGCGCCACATCCTCCTGCTCGGCGGCGTACCGCGCGAACTGACGAACGATGCGGGGCAGCCAGTCGAAGTTGCCGGTCTTGAGCGAAGTCTCCCACGACATAGCCGCCTGGAGGCCGTGCTTACGCAGGTCACCGTTCAGCGTCTCCGTGACGAAGTTCGCCATCGGGTACTCGCCCAGCTCGGCAACGCCCGGGAGGCCGTAGCCCACGAACTCGTCGCCGTCAAGCTCGCCACCCTCAAGGTCGGAAACGTTGACGTTGAAGCCGTACCACTCGATGTTCTGGAAACGGTCAGTGCGGTACTCGTCCGCAATCTGGTTCCACACAACGGGGGTGTCACCGAACTCCGCGAGGAAGATCGCGTTGACGGCGGGGGTCATAAACGCCGGAATGTCGGACGTGCTGATCGTCTCAGCAAGCTGACGGCCCGCGCGACGGTCACCCTCAAGGGCGCGGAAGAGGAGCTTACCGGCCTCGGCCTGCTTCTCGTTCGAGTTGGCCTTGATACGCTCGATAGCGTTCTCAATAACAAGCTTACGGTTAGTCATTAGTTGTTCACCCGAACCCAAACGTCACCCGCGACAGCGCCCTTGGCGGCAATCGCATAACCGACCAGCTCGTTGCCGGTGGCGGTCGTGGTCAGCGCGGTGCCATTGGTCGCAGCAGCCGCAATGTACAGTGCGTCACCAACCGCAACGGCGTCAGCAGTCGTACCGGCGAACACGCCAACGTGGCGGAGCGTCACCCAGTAGTTGCCGTCCGCGCGGAGGGCCGCGTCAGTCTCGGCAACGCCGACAATGCCACCGATAACCACGAACTCGCCCGACACAATGGCCGGGTCAACAGCGCCGAGGTTGTAGGAAAGGCTGTCAGCGTTGGCGTAAATCTGGTTAAGAGCCATTAGCCAATCACCTTCTTGTAGTCCCAATCAAAGTCGGCGGCACCAGCGGCCTCGACAACGCGACCAGCAACCGGCTCGGCGGCGGGCTTCTGGCCCTCGCTCAGCGACTTGCGGATCGACTCAACATACGCCTTCTCGACGGCCACGGCCTCAGCAACAGCGTTGCCAGCCTTGACCGACTCGATGACGCGCTTGCGCCCCTCCTCGGGCAGCTTTGCCTCGGCAACCGCCGTGGTCAGCTCCTCGACAACCTCGAAAGCGTCAGCCTTCGCGGTGGCCTCGGTAGCCGCCTGCTCCGAGAGGGTCTTGATGCTCGTGACCTCTTCGGTGAGGGTCTTAACCTCAGCGCGAAGGGCCTCGATGAGAGCCTTAAGCTCGTCCATCTCGTTTCCCATCTTCTTGTCCTCGGTGCTAGCGGTTGCCGCACCCTCCACCGTAGGGGTACCCACGGAAGTCTCAATCTGCCGGTATGATTCCAGCATCCGCTCGACGCGCCCACCACGGCCAGCGGCAACCACAAAGTCCACGCTCGTGTAGGGGTCCGATCCGTCGAACGACTCAACCACGTACTCGCCGTTTTCCTCTCGACCCTCACCGGAGGCGTAGATGCTCACTCCGATAAGGTCGGCGTACTCGGCAACGAAGTCGCGGTATTCCTTGCGCACCTTGGCGTTGGTGTAGAGGGCGCGTCGGCCCTGCTCGTCGGTGCCAACCTCAACCTCGCTGGTGCGGGCGGCGATACCGAGAATGTCACGCTCCCACGGGCGCTCAGGGTCACGGGGGTGGTTCATGTGCATGGCACGGTTAGCGAAAACTTCACCGTACTGCTCAAGCAGGTCGGCAGAGTAAACGCCCGAAGAACCCTTGCCCTCGGTAATGATCTTGATGCGGAAAACACCCTCGTTGCCCGCCTGGGATTCGAGGGTGCCCTGCTCAACCAAATGCTTAGTAGCCATCGGTTATTAGTTTACACTATTCCGAGAATTTGGTTCAGGAAAGCGTGTCCGTCCGAATATCGGTTCCGCTATCTCCACCCTGACCGCCAACATTATTGCTCACGCCTTGATCTGCGGCGGGTGTGGTCGTGGCGACACCATTAGCATCCGTGTCAAGGTCGCGGCGGGCAAGGGAATTCGCATTGTTCGGGATCAGCACCCCGTCAGGCACGCTGGCGTCGATTTCACCGTGGCCCAAAAGTTCCTCAAACGCGGCCTTAATGTCCTCTGCCTCGTAGACGCCGGACTGCCACAGGAGGGCGATTGCCTGAATGCGGCGGTAAAGTTCGGCACCGTCGTCCAGAATCTCGAACCACACGCGCGCATCGGGCGCACCAAGCCAGTTGAGGATACGCTTCTCGAACTCCACATGCAGTGCGCGGCGAGCCATCGTGGAGAGCACGGTCGGCTTATCAAGAGTCTGGGCGGAACCGTAGGACGAACCAGCGGCACCGGGGTCACTGGACAGTGCTACCACGGAAACGTCAAGGGCCGTGGCGACGATGGCGAGCACGGGGCGCAGGCTGTCGAAGTCGTAACCCGAACCGGCGCTGCTGAGGGCGGCTACATCCGTGCCCTCGGGCATGGCGGCAGTTGCGCCCTTCTGGGTGGTGCCCGCAGTCTTGGTGGCGGCGCTCTTGGCCCCAGCGGCGGAGGCGGACTTGATCTTGAACGCCAGCGTGGCGAGCGCTTCCTGCATCTTCAGGCCGTTGAGGACGCCCTTGCGGTACTGGTCGGCCCAGTTGAACGCGGCAACAGCGTCAGGCAGGCCCCAGCACCAGCCGTCCTGCCGGTTGACCACCTGGAGGAAGTAGCGCTTGTTGCGGTTGACCCGCTCGGTGCCGCCGTTGTACTTGACGGTGGCGGTTTCCTTGTCCTTGTGCGCGTCGTCAAAAATCCACTCGTGCTTCAGGTTCCCGTTCGGCATGCGAGGGTCGATGGTCGTGACAATGCCATCTTCGCTCCACGAACGACGGATAGCCCACACCTCAGTCGGGTCGTTGGGGTCAACGATGTACGCGCTGATCTGGTACAGGGGGACGTTGTGGAGCAACTTGGACGTACCCATGCTGCGACGACGGTCAACCGGAACGTCCTCACCGACGACAAGGTAGTGCCCGGTGGTGTAGAGCGCCTTCTCCTGCCGCTCCCTCGCCGCCGCGCCAAAGAAAGCCCGCTGATTGTGAGGATGCTTCACCATTGCCTCGACGTTGGTGGTGCCCCGTCCCCCGCCTGCCGGAATGTCATCGTGGTGGATGCCGCCAGCCCACACGTAGGAATGCCGCAGGCGAGCGCCGCGCCCCATGTGGGCGTTCAAGCCGGTCAGGTTCTTCAGCTTCTTCGACACATCCTGAACCTGGTGCAGGTCGGGGCCGTCCTCCATGTAGCCGCTCATGTCCAACCAGCCACGGTTATCCGCCATGAGGCTCAACTGCGTCAAACCCTCCTCGACGCGGAGGCTCATGTTCTCGAACTCGTTGCTGATTTCCGTCACCTGACGCTTCAGCATCTCATTTTCGACAGCGAGGCGGTTATCAGCGCTTTCCGCAGGGTTCAACTTAGGCATAAGCCAAGTTTATCAGGCGCTTATACGGGCAAACCCCTGGCGTCCATCCACATATCCTCAATCACGTCCTCGTACTCATACGCAATAACCGTGCCCGGCTTCAGCGTGCCATCATCCCTCGGCTCCGGGTCGTAGAAGGCATACCACACAGCGTCGGCAAAGTCTGGCGACTTCTTGCCCTCTTTGCGCATTTCCGACTTCGACTGAATCTTCATCCGCTCGCGAGGGTCTTGGCTGAACTGCAACCCCCGCAACTGATCCAGCATTTCCTCATCCGCGCCGTCCAAATCCAGGACGCCCTGCCGCATAGCCAACTTCATGTCGAAGAACGCCTCCGCACGCGAGTTCACATACGCGCCAGCCTTGTACGCCGGAGTGCTACCCAAAATCGAGTACAGGTCGAACGTCAACTGCTGGGACGCCAACGGCTGAATCACGCCCTGACCGACACCCGCACCGTCGATCTTCACCACCTGCGCACCAATACCCGTAGCAATGTTCCTGATGCGCGTATCCGACGCGGGGTTGTCCGGCTGATCCCCCGACAGCGGAGCACCCTTCCACTTGTCTACTATGCGTATACGCATACCCTGCTTACCGGTGGGCTTTGTGGGCTTGCCCGTCTCATCGTCGGTTTCCCACACCTCCCCCACGCGCCGCTCATACACGCTCGTGAAGTCACCGTCCAGGCTGAACGCAATATCGCACCCCAGGTGGATCGGCTCATCCGGGTCGGGCACCACGACACAGTTCACAGCCGACGCAATCTCCTGCTCCGTGAACACGCTGTTCCCAGCCTCGAACGCCCACTGGCCCAAAACGCGGGCAATGTAGCGGGGATCGTCCTCACCCCACTCGTCCCGACGCTCGTTAATGTAGTCCCACCCAGACATACCCTGAGCGGCCTCAACGTCGAAGCCTTTCTCGTTCGTAACCAGCGGCGAATCGAACACACTAATGTGCATCCGCGTCCAGCCGTCCAACTTCTTCGCCCAAATCTTCGCCATCTCGCACGACGGGTCAGTAGGGTTCGCAATGAGCAACTGCCGGTTCTTCTTACCTGTGGCAATGTTCGCCAGCGCACCAATCATGCCCGCATTCAAACCCACCGCCTCATCACCAATAGCAAGCAGGTAGGTGGCGTGCACACCCTGGAACGCAACATCCGACAACTCAGTAGGCGGCTTGCGACCCTGGCCGATCAGGACGCCCGTATCGGTCTTCCACTTGTTATCGTTCGTAACGTATCCGGGGAGAGGGTGGTCAACCAGGCCCTCCTTGAACCGCCTAGCGGCAAGCTCGTGGAACTTCTTGATGTTCGTCCACAGGATCGCACTCACCTGGTCCACGGTCGGGGCAGTCGAGGCCACGAACACATCATCCAGCGGGTGCGTGTCGATCCACCAGCAGCACGCCAAAGCCGCAATGAACGACTTGCCAACACCGTGACCCGCCGCTACCGCCGTTGCACGGTTGTCCCGGATGGAGTACAGGATTTCCTTCTGCTTGCTCCACACCTGCACACCCAGGTACTCCTGCGCCCACGCAACCGGGTCGTTGGCGTAGCGTTCCGCCTTGAGCCTCTGCTGAAGTTTCCCCGCAACAATCTCGGCAACGTCAGAGTACGCCACTACCGATCTTCCTCGCGTTCCTTGTCAATCTCCGCAGCAACCCCCAGAATGCTCTCCTGGAACATCCCCTCCACCTCGGACGCCTCAATCTCCGGGTAGCGCTCCTGCAAACGCCCCAACGTCACGTAAAACGACTTCTCAACAATGTCGAGCATTACTCGGGCCTGCGCCGCGTTCACCCGATCCATGTCCGCATCAACCTTGGCGGATCGCTTCTCCAACTGGTCGAACGCCGTTTTCATCGCCTCAATGTACTGCTGAGTAATCTTCGAATCATGGCCCGACTCCGCCTGCTCCTGCAACGACCCCATCAGCCGCCATAGGTTGTGCATCTGCAACTTGTACTTCTGCAAGTCGCTCATCCAGTCAACGTTCTTGGTGAGCCGATCCATCTCCTGCACAATACGCGCCGGGGGCACACTCAACGTGTCAGCGATCTGCTCCGCCGTAGCCCCCCTTGAGGCCATGTCCAGAATGCGCTGGTCGCGGAACGAGAGCCCCTTGTGCAAGTCCTTACCCATGTGGGCCAGTCTACCAGCGGGCAAAGAAAACCCCCGCCAGCAACATGCACTAGCGGGGGCCACCTGTCCACCCCTGGATAGGAGTATCAGGCTATCATGCTCCCTCGTCATCCCAATGGTCAATCGCGTAATTCCCAGGATTCGGCCTCGACGCCACCCACTCCTTCGCCTCAGCCTCCGACGCAAAACTTCCCACGCAAATGTACGAGCAGCAATCGCAATCCGCGTCAGACACCAGCACATCCCACTTCGGTTCGTCCATCAGTCAGTCTCCGGGTTGCCACGCGAGGGCTCATCACCCCAGTAGGGTGCATAATCCCGCCGCAAATAATCCAAGTGCTCCGCCGTGGAACCCTCCACCAGCCGCTTCGGCCCCTCGGACTTATCGGAACTCAACGCCTCCAGTGCATTTGCGATGCGCTTCAGCAGTTCACGGTCAGCCCGCGACAACGACACCTCAATACGGTCACTCACCCTCAACCACCTCCGCAAACTCTCGCAGCGCCTCCCGAGCCTGGAACGCCGAATCAATAATGTCCAACACGTCAGTCGGATCGCACTCGAAGAACACCGGCTCCTCCAGCGCACCATCCGAATGCCTCACCACCAGCCGGAACACGCCATTCTTGCCCGCACCGTCAATGTGGTCAATCACCAGCTCGACCGCACCCTCGGGGTCAAAGCCATCGTTGTAGAACAGGTTCATGCGCTCAGCCTAGCACCGTAATGTCGCGGAAGTCCACCTCGGCAAATTGAATACCATGCTGGGCCTCAAATCTGGCGGCACAATCCTCGGCGGCGTCTACCAAGGTCGTGCGCCACACCACGCTATTCGGGATCGACTCCCAACCCCACCACCAACGCCACCTCTGCACTCTCGCAAACCACGAATACCCAATCACGGGGTCACCGCTACGGCGCGCAACAATCCGATATTTCGTCATGATTAAACCCTCCCATCGAACGGAATGATACGAGGTGGCGGGCTTGGCGTGTTCGCCCTTTGCCATCCGGCCCTAACCGCCTCGATTGCCCCATCTTCTGTTGACGACTGGGCGCGCATGCCTGGGAAGTCCGTCCAGCCAAACAGAGCTTTTACCTGAATCTTCGCCATGTAGCGCAACGGGTCTTTTTTCAGTGGACTGGGGCCATTATCCCGTACAACAATCCGATACTTCGTCACCGCTCCGCCTCCTTATCCAGCGCCTTGCCCAACGCATTCAAACGAGCACTAAAGCCGGTCAGTGCCACGCCACCATTGTCGCCCGCCAACAGGCTGTCTTGGTGCTCCCGCACAACCCGGTTCAACATGTCCCGCATCCCCAAATCGTAGGCAATGCCCGCCGTCTCGATCATCTGCTGAAGGGTGAACTCCTTGTCACTCACTTCTCCGCCTCCCGGTAGGGGTTCTCAATGCACGGCTCGTCCCACGTCCCATGCCGCATCACATCACGCTCACCGGCATCGAAGCCCTCATCCCAGCCGTGGCACTTCCCCAGCAGGTAGCCCTCACTGTGCGCCTTCGCCAACTCCTCGCCCAGCCAGCGGTCGAACTCCAAGTCGCCATCTTTTTCGCCATCCCACCGAAGTCGAGCAAGGTCATAGACGTTCCTGACGTGATCCGTGCTCGGCGTGTACTCGGTCACCTCATCACCTCCACCGCAAACCCGCTACCAGCAGCAACCACACGCCCCTGGCCGAGCGGGTGCCAAAACAACCAATTATCCACGTACTCCTCCGCCTCGCTCCTGGTCGAGAAATCCTCAAGTCTGAACAGGGTCACTTCACGCCCTCCGACAGCACGGTGAATCGGCGCTCCTTGAACCACTTTCCACTAACCGGCTCCAACAACCGGTGTTGCGGCACCCACTTACCATGACCCACGTGCACATACTGGTCCGAGTCGTTAGTCGGAGGCCCGTACAGTACCTCCACAACCGCTCCAAGGCCAGTCGGCAACTCCACGATGGGGGTCACCGTTACATCTGAATCGCCAATCCAGGCGATACACGCTGATTTATTGATCCCGGCCTCCGAATCCACTTCCATAAAAACCACCGGCTGCTCATCGTTTCGACGGTATCCCACCACCTCATGCGTCTTGCCATCGGCATCCACCAGGGACACCCTTACTTTCCGCATGTCGGTCATCGCTTCTCACCCACCCAAACCCGAGCAAGGATCAAGCCAAACAGGCTAAACATGACCACTATCCCCGTCTCACCAAAGCGGTGCTCATACGTCCAAATCGCAGCCACAAACAGGGCCAACACCGCCACGAACCCCAGCACGATCAAGGCATTCAGTGCCCATGCCAAGAACTTCACTTTGCCTCCTCCCCGTCACCGCACCCTGCGGCAACAACCACAGCCTACCCCTCGCCGCGCAGCAAGTCAAGGCCCCGCGTGACGAAAAACGGATCAAAAAAATTGCAGTAAGGCCCCGCGACAAAACGGGTACGCCAAAAAACTAGTAGGGCCAGTAGACAAAACGGGTGCGCGATACGCCCCCCGCCCCTCCACCGTGAGTTTCCCTCACAATCCGTTACCTTTCGCCCCCAAACGATTATGCGAGCCCTGCTCACCTATGCCCCTGCCCCCGGTGCTGCTACGTGTGGATTGCTCACTATTGCGTCGACCCTCTGCCGAAGCTCACCAGTGCAGCCCCTTACACCATGCGCCCCCGTATTGTCAACCCCCTTGACGCATCGCCCTATCTGTGGGCCTGAATATGTTTCACTTTTACGGTGCCGACCCCTCGACCCCGCCACTGTGCAGCTCATAGCACGCCATGGGCACACTGTATACCCCCCCGTACTGGGGTATGTACTGCAAGCGCTTGCATAATACGTGAATGAACGTCATGTATGGGGTGCCACTGGTAGTAGTGAGGCCCCGTCAATACTGGGAACATGCCGCATAGGGTTGACTGCAAGCGCTTGCATAGTGTGGGGGTTCGGGGGGCGCGGGTGCGAGAGACACGAAACATCCTTGCGAGGAGCTATCGACTATCGATATGTAGGTTCTCACCACGCCGGCTTGTAGGTTCTCACAGTATTGTAATGCCTGCTTGTATTGCCATGCGCGCGCCGCTAGTCTTGCACCATGAGCGATTACACCTACCACGCAAACGTGCCCCTCACGCATTGCCCCTATTGCTTGCAGAAGCTTGCATGGTGCGGCTGCGACGAGACGTGCCGTTGCAACGATCCTCACTGTGGGGGCTGACTAATGTCCACCTACACGTGCCAATCATGCGGGGCGCAGTCGCCCGCTATGCACACCCTCGCACATGCCACCTATTGCCCTGGCCGCATGTTCGCCGCCTACGTCACGGTAGAGCATGAGCACCGGGCGTTCCTGACAGGAGCTATCTAATGGGAAAGCACTACCGCGCCATTGTCCAGCCCGCCGACGTGCGCGCCGACTGGATCGACGTATGCGGGCACTGGGAGTCGGCGGATGCCGCCCGTGCCGCTATCGCCCACGCCTACCCCGGAGCCGTCGTCACTCATTGTGAGCCGTCGTCCGGATGCGTGCTCTAATGGACACTCTCGAAACACTGGCCCGGGATGCCGCCCGTATCGGGATCGACGCCGATACCGCCCTGGGGTTGCTGGAATCGTCCGGTTACCCTCTCACCTATGGGAACCGCGTTAAGTTCCGCATGATCCACGCCCGCATTACCGATGAAGGGAAGTAGCACAATGGCAACCTATCCGCACCCGGCTAGCTCTCACGCTATCAATGCCCGCCGATTCACTGAATATCAAGCGGGCACGCGCGCCGCGTACTGTCCCGTTTGCGGCTATACCGGCACGTTTAAGCTCATGCGCGGGAAGTGGCATCACCGGCCCTCAACCGGCCCCGCTTGCACGTATTCGACCATTCTGCCTAACACCCCCACTGGGAAGGACAACTAACCATGACCAAGCATTACAGCCCTACGCGCCGCGAGACGTACCGTGCGGCAGAATCCAAGCGCAAAGAGCGCACTACTAACCGCCGTAACGCGCGGGCTGCGAAGCTCGCCGCAATCAAGAATGAGGGGAACCGATAATGTTCGACATGGAAAACGGCGTGACGCTGACCTATGCACTGGACCGCTACGACGACATGCTAAACGAGTGCTATCCCGAACTTTTCGGATTGCAGCCCTCGCGCATTCTTAGGGAAGTTGACCCGATCCAGTACCGTTGCGGATTCTATGACTGGCTTGACGGCGAGGACATTGATTCTGACACGCTGACGGGCGAAGATTCTCGACTTCCCTAATGCCGCCCCGTTCCCTAGCGGCTCATGTCGTTAGGGTTCGGAGTGCTATTAGCGCTAACCCTAATCATTTGGAGGAATTGTGTTCACCGAAGTTTCGCACCCCCTGGTCGGCCGTGAGCTGACCTATCTTCCCGCGGGTTCTTCGCCCTACGCGACTGTCTACACCCCCACTGAGGGCCATGTCATCATGCGCAGCGGTGACCCCGTTACTGTCCTGTCCGCGTGGACTAGGCCCTATCTTGACAAGTCCGCCCCGACACTTCTTTATGTCAAGTCTCACAACAGTCACGAATGCACGCATGTAACCGAGTCTGACCTAATCGGCTGGCGCTAACCGCAATCAATCCTGGGAGGGATTATATTGCGCGCTATTCCGTGGATCATTATCGCCGCTGCGTATGTTTTTGCGGCATCCATTTGTGATATTCCGTACTGCTGAAAGGGAGGATTAGATAATGGCATTCGCACCTATTTTTGCACGCTATATCAAGTCGGGCGCATTTATCCCGCACAATAATGGACGGTACGGTACTGTCGATT